TGACCAGGGAATATCAAAAAATCGTGAATCCGTTGAGAATGCAGCATTTCAAGGCGATTGCCTGATTCCGTGACCCCCGTTTTGACTACTTGGACGCTTAGCAAGCGCACTTTCCACCCTTTCGATGGCACTTTCTTCCTTCTTCTCCGTGAGGTGTGCATAGATACGCATTATCATCATCTCGTTTGCGTGTCCCATCCACTTTGTGGCTGTTTTTACGTCAACGTCTGCATCATATAACATCGTGGCAAACGTGTGTCGGCAATCATGCTGACGGATAGCAACTTCCTTTTGCGCAACCGCTGACAGAAAGCGCAAGTATCTCTGCCATTCCGCATTCCAAAGCCCAAGGGATATATTTTTTCCGGCTGGCAAGGAAAAAACGTTTCCGTGTTTGCCGGTTAGGGCTTCCCGCAGCGGCGGAAATAAAGGAACATCGCGAACACCCGCTTTGGTTTTGGGCTGCACTATGATACTTTCAGAATGCTCAAAACGTAGCGAATGCCGAACATGGATTACTCCAGCGGAAAAGTCAACGTCCCTGTCAATGTTGAGAGCAAGAGCTTCACCACGTCGCAACCCTGCATACAGCATCACCATAGCATACAATCCCATTGGCGTTTTTTGGTATGTATCTTCGATGAGCGTCACTTCCCAATCTTCGAGGTTACGGTGTGTCCCTGCTTTACCTTTTGCTGGCTTGATGTTTTCACATGGATTTTTTACTATAATTCCATCTCCCAATGCAGCTTGGAAAACTGCTTTTGTTGTCATTGCCACCTTCTTCCGCGTGGAATCCCAATAATTAGAGAATGCGTTATATAGCCGTTGTATGTCCGACGGCGTGATTAGTCGCATCTCGACTTTTGGCAAGATTGACGCTATCTTGTTAAGTCTTGCCACATAGTCGTCATACACTTTCGCCGTCACCTCGCTCTTGTACGTCGGCAGCCACTCCGCCGCGTACTCCGCAAACGTATACTTCTCCCGTGGTTTCCTGCCGTATTTTTCCTGCTTTTTGTACTCCTCACGGGCTGCAAGGGCTTCGGATTGCGTTCTACCGTAGAACGAGAATCCTTTATATTTGCAAACGTAACGCCCGTCGGGGCGCTTTTTTAGTGTCTGGCGTGGCAAGTGTATCACTCCTTTTCTCTCATTGTGCCGCAAAACGCAGCAAAGTGCCATCGTAATTGTGAACAAATTGAAAACATTTTGCAAACGCACGGAAAATTTTTAGTCATATATCGCGGCGCGTCAGCATATGGTATTGCGGTGGACGGTAAAAAATACGCGACTGGAGAAGGAAATATGCCTGTTTTTGATAAAAAGTTTGTTGTTGAAACGCTCGTCGAGAAGGTGAAGGAACTGCCGGATGACCTGCAAGCGGAATTTTTTTTGTGGCTGGAAAAGAAAACTTCTGCAAAGAAAACGTTATGAATACATAAACAATATGAACTGCGAAGAGCATCGAATCCGAAAGCAAGTAGAAAAAAAAAGCAAGTAAGAAGCAATCCGTGGGAAATAACGGGAAAAAATTAGCTTCATTATTATTTCCCATCCAGATTCGTGATGCCGCCGTTCTATCAGTTTGTAACAATTCTACTTGGTAGTATTGTGATGTTCTTGCATGGTTAATTTTGGGATGCGAAAGTAAGGAAAGGTCAAACTCCGCTTGTGAAAGTCAGGGAAAGTCAGGGAAGCAGGTACAGAATAGCAAAAGTAAAAGTCAGAGAAGGTCAGAAACTCGAAGGAATGTGACGGACATCAGCGAATAAAAAGTGTCTGAAACGTAGTAATTGCAAGGTTTTGCGCCACTTTTGCGAACATGCTGCATTAGCACAAAAAATATGCTATTCATTGCTTAGCACGAAAATACGCTATTCGTTGCTTAGCATAAAAAAAGTGCTTAGCATATTTTTTCTGCTATTCATCAAATAGCACATTTTTTTTGCTTAGCTATAAAAAAAGAAAGAAAAGAAAGAAAAGAAATAAAAAAAAGAAAACAAAAAAAGAAAAATGCGCTGACGCGATTTTTGCGGTGGCGGCGGTCTTTTTTTGAGCACCATTTTTGCGGATATCCACAGCATGGTCATCTTCGTGACTTCGCGGAAATGGTGCAGAAACCATTTTGTTGACATCAACAAAAAGCAACGGTCAACCGCCTTTTCTCACTAAAAAAACAGGGACTTGACAAGACGGGTTTGCTGGTATATAATCACACTCACTTCTCCGCCTTGCTTCCCTGCTGGTTACTCTTGTTGGTCGCCCTTTTTAGCATCCCCCTTGTCCGCCATGCGCTTTAAGCTATCACGTTCCCTGCGCTCCTGACGCATCCGACGTTCCGCCTTCGCGGTGAGATACTCAACGTAGTCCATCGCTTCACGCACAACGTCATCCGGCGCACCCATCAGCTTGGCGATAATCGCTTCACAGGTTGCGTCGAGAATCGGGCGGTCAGACGTTCCTTGCGGGTTGTCGGACAGTCCGCAAAGGTAGTCGGTTGTCACGCCGTAATACTCGGCAAGGCGGGCAAGCATAGCGGCGGACGGTTCGTTCGCACCACGTTCATACCCACTCAATTGAGCGTTCTGGATTCCAATACCCTCTGCGGCAGCTCGTTGGCTGACGCCTTTTTTTTTGCGCAATTCTACAAGACGTTCCGACAAAACCATATATTTACACCACACTTTTTTTCTTTCACCCTCTTGACAAATAGAACTGAAAGAAATATAATACAGACGTGAAATAAATTTATTTTGGCATATGGAGGTGGCACGATGGCTAACCGCTTGCGTGAGTTTCGCAAGAATCAGGGCATGACGCAAATGCAGATTGCAGACGTGCTCAGATGTCAGCAGAGCCTTGTATCTCAGTATGAGAGGGGTGTACATACACCGTCACTGCATAACGCTATCCGCCTTGCCCGTGCGCTTGGCACGACGGTCGAAGCCCTGTTCGGGGGTGAGGTCGATGGCTGAGAAGCTGCGGCACTTTCTCCACGTCGCCGGGGTTCAGGGCATCAGCGTCGCCGCGCTGTCCGAGAAGTCGGGCATCTCGAAGACGACTATTTACGGATACGCCAACGGACAGGGAAGCCCAACGGTTGACGCGATGAAGCTCATTGCCGAAGCCCTCGGATGCACAGTCCGTGAGGCGTTTCCAGAGGTTTACAGCGAGAAGGTGGACGTGCCGACAGTCAACATCACGGACACGCAGCCCATCAGCACGGCAAAGCTGGCGATGCAGTACGGCATGTCAACACGCGAGTTTAATCAGGCGCTGTTCCGCGCTGGCATCCAGATACAGCGCTCTGATGGCTCTTGGGTGGTCGCCGGGAACTTTGCCGACATGGTGACTTACAAGCCCGTCAAAACGGAGAACGGCACTGTGCGGCTGTTTGCCATGTGGACGCTGACAGCGCGAAAGGTGATTCAGTCCTTGCTGGAGGAGGAAGGGATAGTTCCGGCGGACGGCGTGAACGTGGGGTCGTCGGAGCGCCCGACAAGATAGTCAAGGGACACGCCGTAGAAGTCGGCAAGGGCTATCAGGCAATCAAAAGACGGCGAGCGTTCGCCGTACTCATAACGCTGGTATCCCAATGCTGACATTCCAACGGCAGAATAGACTTGTTTCTGCGTCAACCCGCGCTCATGGCGCAGATGCTTTAATCGTCCGGGAAAATCCATGAAGCACCTCCAAAAAACGCTTGACATAACCGTTTGGTAGTGCTATAATAAGACTACCGAACGGTTATGCAGAAAGAGGGGGGCGAAGGTTGAGAAACGTTCGGATGGTTGAAGCACGGAAGCTCTGCGGAAAGACGCAGGAAGCCGTTGCAAAAGAGGTTGGCATTTCGACGCTTGCGTTTCAGCGCTACGAGGGTGGACAGAGAACCCCCAACGTTACGACAGCAATTCGCATTGCCGACGCGCTGGGGGGAGTGGACATTAGGGTATTATTTGGTTGAGGAGGGGGCGATGAGACCGGAGAGATTTCCGCAATCGTACCCGATATAGCCGATATAACCATCACTATCTGGGGCTTGAAATAAAACAGTGATTTTCAGCTTCTCTTTGTCGCAAGGTAGCCTGTCCACAAGCTTTGATAAAAGGTACTTCTGGAACTCCAAGCATTGATTCAATGAGGCGGAATCTTCATCATTTAACAAGTCGGTAAATATGCTGGGGTAAATTGAATCAGTAGTGATAGAGTATCCGGAATCAGCAGAGTAAAAAATCATGTAGTCATCCTTAAAAACCCCGTAGGTGTCAATAAGTTCGCGAAGTATCGCAGGGTTCGCTCCGGCTTTTACATAGTTGTTGTTTTTGCTGATTGCAACATAAGGCGTGTTACACGAAAATTTACCATTGAATGCGGTAAAGGTATAATACGCCGACTCTTGCTTATCTGTAACGTCAACAAACTTTACCGTCAGCTGTGAATTGGTGCTATAATTAAGCCAAATATAGCGTGCAAACTGGACAAAAAGCGAAGTATATCCATCAATAAGCCCTTGAAAAGCGGACGGGTAGCAGTTTTTGTAGGTAACAAAATCGTCATCAATAATTTTAACGTCAAAGTTGTCCATGTTGGATGATATGGATACAGAGTCAAAAATGTTATCATCAAGGATGGATAAAAATTTGACAACCTGCGTATCCGTAAATCCGCCCTGTACCGGCTGTCTTTCGGCAAACGCGGGGACGCAGGAAGCCATCAGGCAGCAGAGAACCAGCAGGACGGAAACAAACTTCTTCATCGTGATACCCCTTTCGTGTCTTGGAGGTGTGAACGTGTATCAGAGTAAGCGGCAGTTGAAGCAGCGGATTGAGGACTTGCAAGTAAAAGTCGTGAATCTGGAACAGGAGAACTTAGCGCTTCGCAAAGAGACGCACATGAGCGAGGGCTTGTTCAAGGATAACCAGCTTTTGAGCTGGTACGGCAAGGAGTTGTGCCTTGCGTTCGGGCGTATCCTCGTCGCACCACGCTATATGCGGCTGGATTACGACCAGTACAGCAAGTATATGCGCGATGTGCTGGACTACTTGAAGGAGATTCGGTTACTTGAAGAGAGCTATCAGCGAGAGAATCAAGCTAACGGCGGAGATGCCGACGGGAAGCAGGAAGCGCAAGCAACTTGACTTGTACTGCTCCATTTCATCCAGCGCGTGACGGTTCAGCTCCGGCACATAGTCCGGCGGGCGTGCATCAATGTCGGATGGGTGCGGCGGCGGTGGCTTCAAGAAGTTGGACGAACGCAACCGCGCAAGCTGTTCCTCCGAAAGCTGTTTGCCACGCTGAAAGTCACGACAAAGCCGATATTCCGAAGGAAGCATAGCATACTCACCACCTTTCACGCATACGATAAGAGCAGGGAGGTGAAACTGAGGTGAAACTGATGTACCACGTCAACCTGCCAGACATCGAGAACCGGGTGAAGTACACCATCACGACGCGGCGGACAACCGCGCGGGATGTGCACATATTAGCCGACGCCGGGTATATGCCTATTAAGATGCAGGTACGACGTCAGGGAGTGACGGTTGTTTGGACGCTGAAAGCGGAAGCGAAAAGAGCTTTGCGCGAAAGCAGCGCCTAATTCGCACAAAAACGCCCTCAGGAGCGCTTGCAAGTCCAGACAGGTATTTTCCTCACCTGACGGGCTGGAAGCGCTCAGAACGCCGTTTTTGTCCTTGTAGAGTGTTGTCCAGCGCAAACGCGCATCAGGAGCGCGATTTGATGAACTCGATGTACTTCATCACATCCGCACGCTGTGGAGCAGATAGAGATTTTACCTGTTCTACCAGCGGGTCGAAGTCGGGCGGCGAGAACGCATTTTCGTCACGTCCAACGAGCGTATCGAGCGAAACACCGAGAGCATCAGCGATTGCGAGAAGCCGCGTCGGCACGGGGTTGCTTCTTCCTGATTCGTAGTTTTGGATTGTTATCTCTGCGACATTGGCGCGGTCTGCAAGCTGCTGCTGGGTCAGCCCGTTCGAGAGCCGCAGAGCAAGCAGGATTTCCGGGAACGGCACGGTGCATCACCTCACTTGCGCGGATTCGCCCGAACGTATCGAGCGTACCGCATGACTTCTTCCCGGTCTGACGGAGCAAGCGCGGAAATCTCCAAGTAGAGCGTGTCCGTCTCTTTTGGGGACGGCGCACCGTCGCTGCCGGAAAGGTAGTCAACCGTCACGCCGAGCAAGTCCGCCATCTTGCAAAGAAGCTCGACACTTGGCGAACGATTTGCCTTTTGGAGCATCGACAATGCACCGGGAGTGATGCCGCAGGAATCAGCAAACGCCGCGTTTGTAATGCCAGCTTCTTTACACAGATTAGTCAGTCGAGAAGCAAAAATTTCGCGTGAAAACATGGTTTACCCCTTGACATTCACGCAGAGTGAATGTATAATGTTATCAGAGGTAAGTCAAGAAATTACCTCAAGCAAGAAGGGAGAGCAATGTACAGGCAACTGAAACGGATGCGCGAAGCAAACGGTTGGTCGCGCGAGAGCGTTGCGCAGCGTGTCGGTGTGAATGTGCCAATGCTGTGCATGATTGAGACTGGGAAGCGTGACCCGTCCTACAAAGTGTTGGTAGCGCTGGAGGACGTATTTCACACTTCCCATCGAGTACTACTGAGAGAGGAGTGACACGGAGATGCCACACGCAGACCCGGCAGGATTCGTCTTTTTGGGACTGAGCATCGCACTCATTGCCGCGCTATGGCTGATTAACGAGGTAGCAACCTATATCAGCGTAGAGCGCGAGGGACGCAAGTCGCAGAGATGACAGAATCCTGCACACAAAGCATAACACAAGGCGATTGACAAAATCAAACGTCTATCCCCAAAGAAGAAGAAAAATCAAATTTTTTTAGCGGAAAACTTGACCGCCGGGCAAGTTAAGGAAAGGAGAAACGTTGGTAAACATTAGAAGCCTTGCAGAAAGCAGGGGGTTGAAGATGGCGGACATTGCGCGAATCACGGGCATTTCAGAATCAATGCTTTCGCGGATTGCGAATGGTGAACGCAACGTCACGCCGAAGGTTGCAAAGCAGCTTGCGCCGACTTTGGACGTGGACTGGTGGACACTCATCGACTAACAGCGCGAAAAGCGCAAAGATAGAAAGGGGTATCACAATGAGCGATGAAGTTATCAAGGTGCGAATCGCAAACCGTCTGCTGGACGAGTACGGCAAGGACATCCAGAGCCAGTGCATGGGCGGGTGTGTGTCGCGCGGTGACGCGAACAAGGCGATTTTCGCCATTCGCCAGAGTGCGCGGAAGCTGAAAGCCATGACGCGCGACGAGTTCGCGAAGTTGGGGGGCTGGGACTACATCAGCGAGGCATACGACGCGTATGAAGCCGTGATGGAAGCCCTGCTGTTGGCGGTTAAGTACGAGTTGGACAAGATGGCGGTAGCCGTCTAAGGGAGGGAAAAGAAAATGAAAATCCTGAATCTTGAGAAAATCGTGCCGGACGAGGAAGCCAGGAAGGAACTCTTTGAGCAGCACATGATGGAAACCACGCTGCGGCTCAATGCGCCGCGCATCATCCGCGAACTCGACAACGCTTGCGACAGCAAGCGCACCGCCGACCGCATTTGGAAGATTATCTGGATGGACGTACGGAGCGGGAAGGTGAAGGACTACGGAGCCTTTCAGAAGGTTTTCCCCGGCGAATTTGATGCCTACGTTGTCTACGGAGACATCATGAATAAGCTGCTTGAAGAAATCAGCGACAAGATGGGGGCGCTTTGGAATGACTGACTTCCAACGAGCAACCGGGGTAACGATGCAGCCGGAGGAAGGCAAGGGCTTGCGCTGGTGCCCCATTGACGCGGTAATCGTCAAGCAGATTCGGGCACATCTGGGAGACAGCGCCGCAATGCGGATTGTTTACGACGCCGTCTGCAACATGGCTGGCATAAACACACCGGACGACATCACGAAGTTGACGTTCGAGCGGGCGTATAGCCGCGCATTGTCCGAGACGGGGCGGTATCAGGCGGGGGAGATTGACGCACAGGGCAATTTCATCGCGGAGGTAATCGCGACGGCTTTCGCCCTTGCGCCTACGGAAATGATAACACATAAGGGGGCGAAGTAAATGCCGGAATTTCGCGGTTATGAGCTGAGAACCGCCAGAGAGCAAGCAGGGTTGCGCTTGTGGCAAGTTGCGCAGGAAATCCACACATCGGAATCGTGCATCCGCCGCTGGGAAGGAGACGAAGCAGAGCCGTCGCCGGAAGTCATCGACCAGCTTGAAGAGCTGTACAAATGTCCCATGCTGTGGCATCGCTGGATGCTGTCACACAGCGACAGTTATCGACGGCATTACAGCCCAATTAGCGATACAACAACGATGGGGAGCGTCCTGCGAAATCGGTACGCAATCGAGGACATCCTGCGATTGCAGGAATCCATTGAGCGCGACGTGAGCGACGACGGAAAAATCGACAACCTGATGAACCGCGACAAGTACATCGAGTTAATCAAAAAGGCGGTTGCTTGCCTGTCCGACACACTGGCGAGAATCGAGAAAAGGAGTGGCGCGAAATGACGCAGTACCTCAACATCGAGCGCGTCGCCGAAATTCTCTGCATCAGCAAGGAAAGCGCCCGGAAATTCATGCGCGAAATGCCGCACATCTGCATCGGCGGAAAGGCGCACGAAACCATCCGCGTCACTGTCAGCGACTTTGAGCAGGAGATGGAGCGCCGAAAGCGTTACCCAACGCAGGAACAGGAGAACGAGGTCGTCCGACAGCGGAAGAAGCGCAACGACCTTGTTGCGCGTGGGTTGATGAACCCTGACGGCACAATTGCCCGGAGAAGGGCATAAAAAAGCGCCCGTGTCGCGGGTACAAAGCGCGAACACGAGCAGACAGAAAGGGTAATGTGGCGGTTAAGCCACTACCATTCTAACACGAAAACGAAAGGAAGTCAACATATATGGAGCAGTTTGTAAATGAAATCGAGGAAAACGAGCAGGAGGAACGCGCTGGTTTTGTCATCGACAACGACCAAAAGGCGGATTGGGCGGTTCGCCGCATTGCGGAGTTGGAAGCCGACACGCAGAAGTGGAAGGACTACTACAAGGCACAGAGTGAGCGCGTGGCGCAGTCCAACCAGCAGAGCATTGACTACTTCACCGCCCTGCTGGAAAGCTACTTTGACAGCGTGCCGCACAAGGCGACGAAGACCAGCGAGAAGTACAAGCTGCCGAGCGGCGTTCTTGTTCGCAAGGCGCAAGCGCCGGAGTACGAGCGCGACGATGCACAGATTATCGCGTGGTGCGCCGAGAATGCGCCGTCCTGCGTGGAGAACGTGCCGAAACTCAAATGGACAGCGCTGAAAGGGTTACTTGTAGAAAACAACGGGCAGGCGATTGATGAAATTACGGGCGAAGTCGTTCCCGGCATCAAAATTGTTCCGCGCGACCCGGTTTTCGCGGTGCAAAAGGGGTGAGCAAAATGGCAAGACGCTGCTGCCTTTGCGGGGCATATCTGGATAGCGGAGAGCGCTGCGACTGCGGATGCAGCCAGACGGACGAAGTGCCGCGAGGGTGCAGGAAGCCCGTGCGAAGGGTTGATGAAGCAAGCCGCACGGGAGAGGATTGGCGCTGGGAGAAGTACATCAACGACCAGTATCAGAGATGGTACGAGTGCTGACAGGAGGAACGAGCATGGAAAACGGGCAGATTTACGCCGCAATCAGCGCGGCGATGGCGGACATTTCCGCAATCGGCAAGGACAAGTACAACCAACAGCAGGGTTTTAAATTCCGCGGCATCGACGATGTGATGAACGCATTGAAGCCCATCCTGACGAAAAACAAGATTTTCACTGTTCCACAGGTTTTGGAGCAGACGCGAGAAATCAAGGTAACGGCGAAAGGCGGAGAACTGCTGTACAGTCTGCTGAAAATCGCGTTCCGCTTCTACACCACCGACGGCAGCTTTGTCGAGGCGGTGACGCTTGGCGAGGGCATGGACAGCGGCGACAAGGCAAGCAACAAGGCAATGGCGATTGCTTACAAGTACGCGCTTTTCCAAGTGTTCTGCATTCCTACTGAGGAAATGACAGACCCGGACGGCGAGAGCTACGAGACAAAGCACGAGCAACCGAAGAAGCCGGAGCAGCCGAAGCAGCATAGCAAGCCCATAGAGAACCCGTCGGAAACGCCGACAAACTACATTATGCGCGAGTGCGGAAACATCGGCATGGATACGCAGGAGTTGGGCAGAGTTCGCGCCGCGCTTGTGGAAGCAAACATCGTCCGCAACATCCCGACAAAAGAGATGACGATGGCGGACGCAAAGGCGCTGATGGACGCGGTGAAGGCTAATTTCCGGGAGGCATCGTGATGAATCGAGCAGAACGCAGAAGAGCGGCGCGGGACATAAACCACGCCGCGCAGAGCATCATGAGGGCGCGGGGAGGCTACGAACGCGAGTATGAGCGCGGAGCGAAGGATGCGGAACGCCACGCAATTAAGATGATTTTCGCCGGGATGTGCCTTGCGATGAAGGAAGAGTTCGGATTTGGCACACAGCGGATTCATCGGATGCTGACAGCAACGCAAAAGTATCTGCAACCCGGTGCGTACTTCACAACGGCAGAATTGATTGATGAGGTACTGGAAAAGACGGGCATCAGGCTGGATTTCGACGACCCGTTTGACATGGTGGAGCAAATCGAGAAAGGGGAACGGAAATGAATGTAGTCAGCAACGTGGAAATCATGGGGCTTGCGTCGAGTGTAAAGGCAAGCCGCTATCCGATGGCAACCGACACGGAGAATTGCAGCGCGGAAGTCACAGAGCGGACGATGGCGCTTGCCAACTGCCAGACGGGGAGCGGACACGACCAGTTTTTGACGGGGATTGTCGTGCAGTTCGACCTCACGTTCTCAATCAAGGCGTGGGTGGAAGCCGAACGGTATCATTTTCTGGACTTTGTGTCGAGCCAGTCCACCATGCACCGCATAACAAGCATGGACATCGACGAACAATGCATCGACTACGTTCGCCGGGAGACAATCGAACTTGTGGAAAAGCTGGTTGAGGAGTACAAGAAAGCACCCACGCCGGAACGGTATCTTGCAGTCCTCTACAACGTGCCTGTTGGCTTGCGGCTGACGGCGCGAATGACTACCAACTATCGGCAGCTCAAAACCATCTATCAGCAGCGGAAAAATCACCGTCTGCCGGAATGGAGGGCGTTCTGCGCATGGATTGAGACGCTGCCGAGAGCAGAATTTATTACTGGAAAGCGAGTTGACGCGACGCGGATGGCTGAACGCGGGGAAGCATATCGCGAATATCAGCGGGCTTACTATCAAGCGCACAAGGAAGAGCTGCAAAAACGGCAGCGCGAATATTACTTAGCGAATAGAGAAAAAATCCGTAAAGCTGCACGGGAACGTTATTACAAACTTCAAGCAGAACGCATGGAGAAAGGGACGGAAAAGCTGTGGGAGGGGGAAAAGAATGCCTAAAGAAGAACTTATGCCGAGATGCCCGTACTGCGACGATGAAATGAAATACGTTGTACTCGATATGGTAAGAAGAACAGCGCGGCTTTATTGCCAGACGTGCGATTCAGAATTTCCGCCAAAGGAGGGAAAAATGACGATGACGACTAAGCCGCGAAATCGCGTTCTGACGTGCGCCGAAGCCATTAAGCAAAACAAAAAGACGGCGATTTTGTGGCTTGAACTTCGAGACAACATCCCGATTTGCGTATGTCTAAAAACGGCTATATATCCGTGGCGCGTTATACCCAGCAACATCGGCATTGGTACATTTAACGTCTACATAGGGGACTACGGCACAAAGTGGCGGTGCTGGGAGAAAGAGCCGACACGCGAAGAAACCAAACGCGAGCCGTGGAGTGAGCCATGATTGCGACAATCGGCAAGGTCATCGAGCAACCGGGCAGCCTAACAATCCAGACTGCCCGTCCCGATGCGGAAAACTTATCCGATACCGTCACGGTGCTTTGGCAGGACTGCCGCACAATTAGTCCAGAGCAGCGGCGAAAAGCGTGGGCGCTGATTGGTGAGATTGCCGCCGCGACGGGATACATCGGACGGGGGGACAAGAGCGACCTAAACACGATGCTCAAGGCGGAGTTTCTGCGAGCGCGTATTGACAAGTTGCAAGCGGAGGCAATTAAGGCATTCAGCCTGTCCGACGTAGATATGACAACCGCGCGGCTTTACATCGACTGGCTTGTTGAGTTCTGCGTGGTGAATGACATTCCGACAAAGCAGCCGCTTGTGGAGTATGCGGAGGACATCGGCGCGTATATCTACGCTTGCGTGATGCACAAGCAGTGCGCCATCTGCGGACGCAGACCGTCAGACTTGCACCACTGGGAGCGCGTCGGCATGGGCGCAGACCGCACAGAAATCAATCATATCGGGCTAACGTGCGAGCCGCTTTGCCGGGTACATCACACGGAGTGCCACACGATGGCACAGGCGGATTTTGATGCAAAGTACCACATCCAGCCCGTAAAAATCGACGAAAAAATAGCTAAGCTGTACAAGCTGGGAAGGGAAAGCAATGAACAAGCTGACAATCATCGGGAATCTGACGCGCGACGTTGAGTTGCGCACGACGCAGAGCGGCAAGAGCGTCGCCAACTTCACGGTTGCCGTCAATCGCCGCGCAAAACCGGGTGAAAAGGCGGAAGCAGACTTCTTCCGCGTATCCGTCTGGGATAAGCAAGCGGAAACGTGCCAAAAGTACCTTGCCAAGGGACGCAAGGTGTGTGTGATTGGCAGCGTTAGCGTCAGCACATACACCGCCAACGATGGAAGCACACGCGCGACGCTGGAAGTATTCGCGCAGGATGTTGAGTTTTTGGACAGCGCGAAACAGGATGCACCGCAGACAGCGCACGAGGCGGCTCAACCGCCCGCGCCGCAGTACATCCCGGTATACAACGAGGATTTGCCGTTCTAACGGCAGCTGATGGAGGTAGCAAATGGCGAAGGTAAAGTATGTGCCGATTCCGCTCGATATGGCTGAAGACATCGAGGAGCTGTCCGACGAGGAAATTGGACTTGTTGTCAGGGCGTATCTTCAATACGGCAGGAGCGGGGAAACGGCTGAAATGCCGCGTACAATCAAGTACCTTTATAACGCACTTGTCCGCGAACTGGACAGAGCGAGCGATGGATACGAGAAAAAAATTGCGGCTGGCAAATCCGGCGGACGTGGTCGCCCGAAAAAAGAACCGTCCGAAGAAATCCAGCAGCCCGAACCGGCACAGCTCAATCACGAAACAGAGCAGAAGCCCGAAGTGCGCACTACTGCACCCTTCATCAGCGACGAAGAAGCAGCAGAAATCCAGCAAGGCACAAACGATGTGCTGGACGAAGCGAAAAGGCAGGGATTCCCCGACACGACGGCGACGATGGAGACGCTCAACCAGCTTGTGGCGGACAACGGCACGGAAGAGGTGCTGGAATGTGTCAAAATCGCCGGAGAATCCGGGAAGGCAAATGTCCGATACCTCAAAGGCGTAATCAACGGACGCGCGAAAGAAAAACAAAAGGAAGCGCAACGAGAGCAAGCGCGGATTGAGGCGGAAAAGCACCCGATAAGGTTTATCAACAGCACAGATGAAATTGAAGTGCATGAACCGCCGAAAATCAAACAAAGAGATGTATTTATGAGCTGCGTTAAAAACCAGCCGACAGAGCATCCAGAGGTACGGACAAAGCTGGAAGAATTAGCGAGAGCGTGGAGTAGTTAAAGATGGACGCATACATCAACGAGGACGCGGAAAAAAGCCTGATTGGGCTTGCGATGCAAGATGCAATCGTGGCGCAGGAAGTTGCCGCAATGCCTGATGCACTCTTTGGCTTAAAGCAGATGCAAGCCTGTCAGCGCGGAATTATGCGCCTTGTGAAGCAGGGGAAAAACGTTGACCTTGTAACGCTGGATGCAGAAGTGCAATGCGACTTCCAAGACACCGCCCTCTTGATGCAATGCGTGCAAATGGGCATTTCGCCTGTCATGTCCCGGCAGTACATAGCGATTTTGGCGGAGTGCGCGAAACGCCGCGAACTTGCGACGCTGGCGCGAAAAATCCTGCAAGATGTAGGAAATCCGGGCGTATCGGTTGCGGCACTGCAAGCGGATTGCGCGGCGGCGGCACAGTCGTCAACCGCTGGCAACGACGGAGTAACGATGCACGAAGCGTCGCTCATGCTTGCGAATTCTTTTGACAAGAAAGATGGCGTGACTTGCGGAATCGCAGACCTTGACGTGATGCTGGGAGGCTTTAAGCCGGGACAGCTAATCTACATCGGCGCACGTCCGGGTGTCGGCAAAACGTCGCTGGCTATCTGCATGGCGAAGTACGTTGCGGAGCACGGCGGCGGGGTGCTGCTTGTGTCGCTGGAGATGAACCCGGTAGAAATAGCGGCGCGATTCATGGCGAATGAATCCGGTGTGGACTTGCAGAAAATCGCCACGGGCAAGATGGAATTGGAGGATTTCGCGCAAATTTCGCCCTGCTATCAGGTTCTTGCAGATTTACCAGTCACCATCGAGGAAAGAGCGGTCACGCCATTGCAAATCCGCAACGCGGCAGCTAAGATGAAGGCAAGCAAGCAGGGGTTGAGCCTGATTGTGGTTGATTATATCCAACTCATGCGAGCCGACGAGAAATGCGGAAACCGCACGGAGGAGGTGACGCAAATCAGCCGCGAATTGAAGCTGATGGCGATGGATTTAGGCGTTCCGCTTCTCTGCATGACGCAGTTCAACCGCGAGAGCGAGAAGGGATTCGGCAAAGCGACAAGAAGCGAGCCGGATATGTCACAAGCGCGAGACAGCGGCGCGATTGAGCAGGACGCGAACGTGTTTCTCATCCTGCATGAGCCGGAAGAGCCGCAGGACGCGAACAGCGACAGATGGCAGATGTACCACAATTGCCAAGCAAACGGGTTGACGTGGCAGACGTGCCGAATCAGGAAGAACAGAAACGGAGCAACAGGAGTTGTGAATCTGGGGTTTGATAAGCCGCATATGCGGTATACATGCCTAAAAAAGGACTAAAAGGAGGAAAGCCATGTACAACATCATCGTTTACGAGAACAAACGGTTTGGAAACATTCGGACATTCGTCGAAGAAGGGAAACAAGAGCCGTGGTTCGTGGCGGCGGATGTGTGCCGAGCGCTGGAAGTCAAGAACGCACGGGATGCAGTGGCACGTCTGGACGACGACGAAAAGAATACCGTCGTTTTAACCGACGGAAATCGCGGCAATCCAAATGTGACCGTCGTCAGCGAACCCGGGCTGTACGCACTCGTCCTCAGCAGTCGCAAGCCGGAGGCGAAAGAGTTCAAGCGCTGGATTACGCACGATGTCATCCCATCAATCCGAAAGAGCGGCGGCTACATCGCAGGGCAGGAAGACATGAGCGACGCTGACCTGATGGCGAAAGCCCTGATTGTTGCCCAGCGACAGATTGAGCAGCGCGACAAGCAAATCACGGAGATGCAGCCAAAGGCGCTGTTCGCGGATGCTGTGAGCGCAAGCAAAACAAGCATCCTTGTGAACGAGATGGCGAAGCTGCTGCGGCAGAATGGCGTTGAAATCGGCGAAAAGAAGCTGTTCAAACTCCTGCGCGTGAACGGATATTTGTGCAGCAAAGGAGAGCTTCACAACTGCCCGACGCAAAGAGCTATGGATATGGGACTTTTCGAGATAAAGGAAACGGCTATCACAACGTCGGACGGCAGCGTTATACTGCGGCGAACGCCGAAAGTGACGGGCAAAGGGCAAGTGTACTTCATCAACAAGTTTAAGGGGGGATGGGCGTAATGCGAGTAAAACCAAAGCCTTGCCCGAATTGCGGAAGCAAGTACGTGGAAATGTGGACTAAATTTTTCGGCGGTAACGGTTTTGAGGTAAGATGCTTGGACTGTGGCTATATCGGAGAGCTTGGGAAAACAAGAGCCGCAGCCGCGAGAGCGTGGAATAACGACGAAGGGAGAAAGAAGAATGCAGGATTATAAACTGAAACCGTGCCCGTTCTGTGGGGGACGAAAAATCGAACTGGTAGAACCTGATTATTTTTTCGGCAGTTGGTTTTGCGAATGCTCTGCGTGTAGACAAGCCATTGCAGCAGGAAAAACGCTGGAAAAGGCAATGAAGAAGTGGAATCGCCGTGCGCCGGAATGGTTTTCCGTGGACAAGGTGCTGCCGTCGGAAGAAATGGGCGTTTTGGGTTTCGACGCAAATGTACAGCGTCATTATACATGCTTATGGTTTTATCCAGCCGCGCAGGAGTTCTACGACGAAATGTACCCCGGCAAGCCTGTGAGCATCACGCACTGGATGCCATACCCGGAAGCGCCAAAGGAGGACGAAGAGGATGAATAATGAAAAGAAACAAGCTCCGCGCTGTCCGTGGTGCGGATACATGATGCGCCTGAGAAAACTTAACAACAACGACACAGTTTATGCGGCATACTATCGCTGCACCAACTGCAACGCACCGTCGCCACAAGTATATGCAGGGGGCGCAGAAGACGTAGAGAGCAAGGCATACAAAGCAGCGACAAGTCCTTTCTGCAATCCGGGGAATCGGGAACTGACGCTGGAAGAGGTGTTGGAAATTGCAAGTAGCGACTACGCCCCCCGGAGAGAGAGTCAGTTTTATGGTTGGAGGGCCGTGGCGAGGAGGGAGGATATGCTACCATTCCAAATATTTTTGAAGAAGACGGTAAAACTGTCGCTGAATTTTCTGGCATTGGCTTTAATGTCGCGTTAATTACGGAAGGTTGTGGTAAACATTGGCGGTGCTGGCAGCGCAAGCCGACGAAAAACGAGCGGGGAACCGCGCCGTGGAAGGACGAAGGAAGATGAATGAGTACAAAAACCGTGTGCTGTCCCTTGCAGAGCTTGCGGTAAGCGCAGAAACGCTCGCATGGATTGAAGATAACAACGGGGACGACGAGCCGTGCGTCCGTGCGCGAATGGTAACGTACTGGGAAGGTAAAAGCCACCGCATATATTTCGACGGCGGACGCACATGGTACGCCGATTACACCTACGGCGAGACGTGGCGCTGCTGGATGCGGAAGCCGACGGAGAAAGAAATGGCAAACGCACCGTGGGAGGAAAAACAAAAATGAAATATGAGTTTACTGGCGAAGTGAAATACATCGGCCGTAAGATATTGCATCGAATCCGTGCAGTGCGAGACATCCCGGAATACGAGATTAAAAGCGGCGACATGGGAGGATGGCTCGAAACAGAGAAAAATCTTTCACATAACGGCTCAGCGTGGGTGACGGATTCTGCGGTGGTGATGGACGCGGCGTGCGTGACGGGAGATGCGTGTGTGATGGATTCTGCGCGGGTGACGGGTTTGTCGCTGGTGGCTGGAAATGCGTTGGTGATGGGAAATGCGCGTGTGATGGGAAATGCGCGTGTGATGGGCACGGCGCGCGTGACGGACGAGGCGTTGGTGACGGGCGCGGCGTTGGTGACGGGCGCGGCGTTGGTGACGGGCGCGGCGCGTGTTATGGGTTTGGCGTTGGTGACGGATTCGGCGTGTGTGACGGGAAATGCGTTTGTGACGGATTCGGCGTGTGTGACGGGAAAGGCGTTTGTGACGGATTCGGCGCGCGTGACGGGCGCGGCGTTTGTGACGGATTCGGCGTATGTGACTGGCGCGGCGTGTGTGACGGGAAATGCGTTGGTGACGGATTCGGCTGATTACATCGCCATCGGAGCAATCGGTAGCCGTGACGACACAACCACTTTTTACCGTGGCAAGGATGGGAAAATATACGTCTCCTGCGGATGCTTCAACGGCTCAATCGACGACTTCGCTGTAAAAGTCAAAGAAGTCCACGCAGGGACAAAGCACGAAAGGACGTACCTGTTGGCAATCGAGCTGGCAAAGGCGCAGATTGCGACGGAGGAGGAAAACGATGGCTGACCGAAAAATCACGGCTATGCACCGCGAATACGGGAAAGACATTGCGCACAAGTGCGCGGATTGCTCGAACCTCTGCATCTATGTAACGTCGAGCCATACGCTATATAAGTGCATGGCGTACGGCGCGAGCGCTTCCGCGGCGACTGACTGGGCGAAGCGCTGGGCAGCTTGCGGGCTGTATGGTAAGCCGCTTGATGCAGACCATGTGCCGCTCATCAAGCGGCTTACCAGCACGAAACAGCAGGAAAAGCCGCTTGATGGGCAGATGACATTCTTGGAAACGGAGGAGGAAAGCTGATGAAAACTGTGACGCTGCCCGCGGCGGTGATTTTCGGCACGATGATTGGTCTGGGGCTGACGGGCTTCCTGCTGGCGAAGGAAACGCGCCCGTGGTATGTGTACATTCTGCTGGCGATCGTCAACTGTATCATTTCGATTCTTGTGTACGCCGGAGCGGATGCGCTTTCGGCGTGGTTAGGGGGATGACAAATGCTGATGGAGCAGATTATCGGCACGGATGGCGTAATCAAAACAAAGCTGGACATTGCTATCCAGCGCCTGAAATCCTTTGAGCCGCCGGAGGGGTATTTCCTTGCGTTTTCCGGCGGCAAGGACAGCCAGTGCATCTACCATTTGGCGCAGATGGCGGGCGTAAAGTTTGAAGCCCACTATCAGTTGACAAGCGTTGACCCGCCGGAGCTGATTTACTTTATCCGCGAGCATTACCCGGACGTGATTTTCGATGTGCCGCACGACGAGGACGGGAAGAGAATTAGTATGTGGTCACTGATATCAAAAATCGGGATGCCGCCGACGCGATTTAGGAGATTTTGCTGCGCGGAACTAAAAGAGACAAACGGAGACGGTCGAATGGTTGTGACTGGCGTTCGCTGGGCAGAATCCGCGAGTAGAAAAGAAAATCGCGGGGTTGTAAATATTGATGGAAAGCCAAAAACAACGCAAAAAAAGGCAAATGAACTTGGCGTACAATACAAAACAAATAAATACGGCGGACTCGTCATGAACGATGATAACGATGAAAACAGACGCCTTGCGGAGTTTTGCTACAGGACGCAGAAGATGCTGCTGAATCCTATCGTCGATTGGACGGATGACGAGGTTTGGGAATTTCTCAACGACATTGCGAAAGTCTCGCACTGTTGCCTGTACGATGAGGGCTACACGCGCATCGGCTGCATCGGTTGTCCGATGGCTGGAACGGCTGGACAAAAGGCACAATTTGAGCGTTATCCAAAATTTCGGACTCTGTATATCCGGGCATTTGACCGCATGATTGAGCAGCGCAATGCGGAAGGGCTGCCGACGACGTGGCAGAACGGCGAGGAAGTCATGAGATGGTGGCTGAAAGAGGATAGGGAGGATTAACGATGACGGTTATCGGTTTGCTGTGTCTGCTGGCAGCTACGGTGTGCGTGGCTTGCGCATTTATCAATAAGGAGTGATGATGGTTGTGAGAGAATTGCAAGATGAGATTGTGACGGTTGTGTTCTCTGAACTTCTGCGAGCGCAGAAAGAGCATGGAGAGACGTTCAACTCCATGCCGGAGGCGTTCTCCGTGATTTGGGAAGAAGTCGAAGAAGCGAAAGAAGAGATGCAGCGTGTCATCCGAAAGGCAAACGACGTCTGGCTTGCGACCCGCCGAGACGACGAGGAAGTGTTCACGATGTGCGCGAGCAAAACAGCAGCGGCAGCTACACTGCTTGCTTGTGAAGCTGTGCAGGTTGCCGCTATGTGCATGAAGGCGCAGAAAGGAGGTGCAGCATGGTCGAAAGGCAAGAATGGCTGAACGCACTGACAATCTGCCCGGTTTGCAACGCAGTGATGAAGCGATACACTACGATTGATGTTCAGGGAGGCGCATGGGTAAAATGTACAAATCCAAAGTGCGGACTACATGGCGTTCTCTTTATGCCAATGTAATTCCAACGGAAGATGAAGAGCAGGAAGCCCTTTTCCGCTGGGCGGAGGCTCAAAGCGCAACGAAGCCGTGGCTGAAAGGCATGTTCGCCATCCCGAATGGCGGTTATCGCGCCAAAGCAACCGCCGCGAGGATGAAGCGAACCGGGACGCGTGCAGGAGTGCCTGACATCTTCCTGCCCGTCTCCAACGGACGCGAACACGGGCTTTTTATCGAGATGAAGCGGTGCAAGGGCGGGACGGTATCGACATCACAGAAAGAGCGCATGAAGATGCTGACTGCCGAGGGATACCGTTGTGTTGTGGCAAAGGGCTGCCAAGAAGCGATTGATGCGATTATGCGATATATGGACGGAGAGTGAGACAATGCTGGACACCGACGACATCCGTTACTCTTTTTGGCTGGAGAAAGAGCTGGAAAAGAACGTAAAGCGACTTGCGGGGAACGTTTCGCGCGGATGCAAAAGCCGCCACGATGCCTACAAAGTCAGGGCGACGCAGGACGCAATCAGACGGCTAAACGCAGAGAAGGAGGCAAACGGGGCAATCGAGAAGGTACAAGATATGCTGTACACGGAGCTAATGAGCGGACAGATTCGCCCTGCGCTGTATACAGCTGTCATCAAGGCGTTTGAAGGGGTAAAATAATCGTGGGCGGTTGCGGGAGGGGAAAATGATTGACTTAAAGCGGATGCGGTATCTCATCAGGCGGTATCCTATGGCTTGCTTGCGTGCGGAACAGGCGCGGATTCGGGCGCAGAAGCTGACGCGGACAATCAGCGACGCGCCGCGCGGGGGCGGGAGTATGAACAGCACGGAGGAAGGGTTGCTGTATCGCGTCGAGGCGCTGGAGCGCAAGAAAGCAATCTGGGACGAGTTGTGCAGGATGCGCGAAGAGCTTGCGCCGCTGGTAGATGCGCTGGAAAGTCCGCTGGAAGTGCAGTGCATGAGGATGCGGTATCTGGAGGGAAGGAGTGTCCGGGAAATCAGCTACAATCTGGCGTATTCCGAGCAGCACGTCTTCCGCGTAATTGGTAACGCAGAACGGAAAATCCAGAGCGCAGAATAAGGCGGTCGCGCATCGAAAGGTGCGCGATTTTCTTTGCAAAAATCGCAAAAAAATGTGATTTACCCCTTGACATATACAGCGGTATATGCTATAATAATAGTGTCAGAAGGGCGGTACAAAAAAGCCCCCGACAGAAAGAGGTAAGACAATGACTGATAAAGAAAAAAGCGCGGCGCTGTTTGAACAGCACCGCCAAATGACCAAGGCGTGGGAAGCGCAAATTGACGCACTCAACCAAGAAGAAAGCATCACCGACGAGGAATACGAACAGAAGCTCATGGAGCTTTACAATCAACACAAAGAAAAAGCGGATGCGGTTTGGCTGAAAGCGTTTGCACTGCGATTTCCGAAGCGCAAGGGCTGGTTCGCGGACGTTTTCGCGCCTTCGTTCGGGATTTGCGAAAACAAGAAACTTTCGCCGAAGCAAACACAAGTGTTCGTCGATTACTGCATCAGTGATGCGGATACATGGCGGAATGGCAATACGTACTGCCGGTTTGGAGACAAGCTGGTAACGCTCACTCGCCCGCGTTACGCAAATGGATGCGGGTACGTTACAATAAGGCAACTGTAAATGAATGGAAGGAAAAACACAGTGATGCTGACGCTGACGAAGGAAGAATACAGAGAGCTTAAAAAGCATGGTCACCTTGAAAAAGATGGTTGCGTGTACAGCCACCTTGCAAAGCTGGACGGGAAAATGGTCGCAGTCTGCGAAAGAGCGAACGATTTGGACTACATCGTCGAGGTGAAGCGTGAAAAGCAACAGCTTGCAAAATCAACCATCATATGCTACAATATCCCCGAAAGGGGTTGTGGCAATGCGTAAAGAGTATTACCAAGGGGACATTTCCGTCCGCGCGATGAAGAAGTATCGAGAAAAAGAAGGAATCAAGACGGTGCGCTTCGACGTTCGCGCTGGGAGCAAAGAGGCGCTGGAAGAAGAAGCAAAGCGCCGTGGTCTCTCGGTGGCGCAGCTAATCGTTGATTCCGTAAACGCTTATGTCGGGCGTGCGATAATTACCAACAGAAAACAATAACAGCATGGGGCGCATCCGCTGGGGTGCGCCTTTTTCGTTGCGCAAAAAGTTTGCAAAAATCGCAAAAAAAATGTGATTTGCCTCTTGACATATACGGCAGTATATGCTATAATAATAGTGTCAGGAGGGCGGTACAAATAAAAGCCCCCGACAGAAAGAGGTAAGAATTATGAAGTTCGCGAGCATCAAGAAGGGCATCCGCATCACCGAGGAAATGAAAAAGAAGCTGGCAGCCAATTGGTTCTGCGAAACGAAAACGTACTGCTACGAGTTGCAGTACGGGGACGAAACGATGGATGGCGACTACGAGCGCAGCATCGTTCGCTGGAAGAAAGGCGAAGAGTACAAGCCTTCCGAAGTCGTTGCAACGCTGGCGTGAACAGGAAGGAGGAGCAAGCACCATGTCAAACGAAGAAATCATCGCCAAGTCCGCCATCAGCGCGGGCATCTTCTCCGAAGAGGAAGCCGCAGCCTACATCATGAACGGGTTGCGCCTCCCGATTCACACCTTCGCCGAGTGGAAGAATCACGGGTACATGGTTAAAAAGGGCGAACACGCCGCGCTGGTCGTGAGCATCTGGAAGCCCAAGACGCGCAAGCAGAAGAAGGACGACGAAAAGAACGTTGACGCAAAGGAAGAAAATAGCGGGTTCTTCCTGACGACCGCCTACCTGTTTACAAAACAGCAGGTGGAAGCAATCAAGACAGTCTAACGACAAGCCTGCTGGCGGGCATCGTACACCAGCAAGGAGGGTTCTCATGGTTGACGAAGTTTTGTTCCGCTTGCATCTGGCGAGCTTATCCGCGTATTCCGAGAAGTCCTGCCGCTATCCAGAATGGGGCTGGCAGAATCTTGAATGGTATATCTCCACAGGGCGCGCATCTACGGAGACACTGCAAAAAATCCTTCGACTGAACAAAGCGCAGTTGCGGAAGTTGGTGCGCGTTGCATCTTCAAGCTGCACCGAAACCGGGGTTGCTTGCGCGAAGAAGTATTTGAGCATTGAATAGCGCAACAAAATGCCGCCTGTGAGCCGTTGGAGCAATCAGGCGGCATTATTATAAGCAAAAACAAGCAAGCCGTCAGAACGCGAAATAGGCGGCATTGCTGGCAATGGCAAAAACAAAAACATATAGAAATAAAAAAATGAGAGTTATGAGAGTAATTTCCGTGATATAATGTAAAATGTAAAAGCAGCAAGAAAGACGCAAGCAGTAATGCAAGCGCCTTTTTTGTTGGAAGAGGCGACTATGGAAGTGCTGCTCTTGCCTCTTCAGCGGCGGGATTTATGCGCGATGCGCTTTGTTGCGTTGGTGGGGACGCGACGGAAGAAGAGGAGGGGAAAATGGAGCAATTGACGCTTGCAGAAGCATCGGAGGAGTACAAGGCGTTTGTTGATAAGTTCAAACCAAAACTGACAACGGACGATTGCTATACGCCGCCGAACATTTACGAGACGGTAAAAGAGTGGGTGTTCGAGCATTACAACCTTGACAAAAGCACGAAGGTAATTCGTCCATTTTATCCGGGCGGCGATTACGAACACGCAGAATATCCAGAAAACAGCATCGTCATCGACAACCCGCCATTCTCCATCCTCTCCAAAATCGAAAAATTCTACCTTGCGCGTGGCATCCGCTTTTTCTTGTTTGCACCAGGAACTTCTTGCTTCAAACCGTACAACGGATTACATTGCGTCTGTGTCGGGTACAGTATGACATACCAAAACGGCGCAAAAGTCAATACGGGATTCGTAACAAACTTGGGGGGGTATTTGGTCGAGACTGCGCCGGACTTATACCGCCAAATAAAGGCAGCAGACGCAGAAAACGTCAAAGAGCAGAAAAAGCAGCTCGACAAGCTGAAATTCCCGCCGCAAGTCGCAACCGCCGCGCAACTCAACCAGCTTTCCGCGAAAGGACAATACTTCACGCTCGACGAGAAGGAAGTTTTTTTTGCAAGAACGCTCGACAACGCGAAGAAAGGCGTTTTTGGGGCTTGCTTCCTGCTGTCGGAAAGAGCAGCAGCGGAAAGAGCAGCAGCGGAAAGAGCAGCGGCGGAAAGAGCAGCAGCGGAAAGAGCAGCGGCAGAAAGAGCAGCGGCAGCAGAAAGAGCAGCGTATCACATTGAGCTATCAGAGCGCGAAAAGGAAATCATAAAAGGGTTAGGAGGTGCGGCGGAAACGTGACGGATTTCGACCTCGACATCCAGGAAATCCACCTTCCCGACACAATCGAACTTGACGACGATATAGACTTCTCCGTCGCCGACTTTTCCCTTGTAGACGAGGAAGAACAGACGCGCATCATAAAGCCCAAGATGGCAAAGTCGGCAATCTACAACAAGGCGGATTTTCAGTATGCACGAGACCTTGCCGCAAAAATCTGTCTGGAACGCAATGCGCGGACTACCTGCATCGTTTCGGGCAATTTCATTTTTGGCGACTTGCCAGAAGCGCTTGTGATGTATCGCGGCATCGACCTCAAAACAATCTACTGCTCAACGTTGTCACTATCAGAAAATAACGTTGACAGCTTCAAAAATCTGCTGCTTTTCCGCAACGTGGAGAAAATCAATCTGATGCTATCCGGATACTTCTACAGCCACTACAAAACGGATTTAATTCCGTACTTGTATGAGGAGCTGGACATCGACAACAAGCTGCAAGTAGCGTTCACCAACACGCACATGAAAATCCTGCTGATGGAAACGCACAAGGGGAATCATTATGTGCTGACGGGGAGCGCGAATTTGCGGAGCGCATCGTGTCTGGAGCAGTTCGACTTCGAGGAGAACGCGGAGCTGTTCAACTTCTACCGGGAAGCGTTCGACAATCTCATTGAAAAGTATAAAACAATCGACTACACGAAACCCAAAATCGTAAGGGGGAATAAAGCATGGCAAGCGGTTCGGGAAAACTGAAAAACGGGAGTGTAACATATCATGCAGGGACGTCAAAAGCAAGAACAAGACGCTTCCAGTACTACGAAAACGCCCCGAAAGGCTGGAAACTGTTAGAGGATGCACCAAACTATCCTATCGGGTATCGTTGGTATAGCAACGGCAAGAGCCTGTTTAGCGGAGGATACAAGCAAGCACTCGTAAAAGATAAGAGGTGATTAGATGGCAAGCGGTTCGGGCAAGGCAAGACTGCGCCTCAAAAACGGCGGGACGCTGAAAGGGCGCACACCCGCAATCAACAGACGGAGAAGCTATTACAGGGTAAACCGAGAGACGGGCGAAATCATGAGGTAATCATCAGGCGGTGAGTAAATGCCAACGGAACAGGAAAAAAAACAGTATCCGCACGGGAAACATCCAAACAGCCTTGCGAATCTTAAAAAGGGAAAACGCTTCGGGAATGGCGAGGGTAATACGCTGAACGCACGAGAAGAAAACAAAAAGTCCGTCGCAGTTCGGAGCGGGAACAAGACATTGCGTGAATTTGCGATTGATTTTGCAGATAAGCCGATGAAAAACGGAATAACATTCAAGGAAGCGTACATCGTGCGCCTTGCAAAAATGGCTGCCGATGGGAACCTTGCCGCTATGCAGTATTTCGCAAAACTCATTGGGGAAGACCCCGGCGACACCGTGACCGTCAAAACGCCGCAGTTGTCCGAGGACGCGAAAGCAGACATCGACAAGCTGCTGAAAGAAACGCGGGGAGAAGTAAAATGACGACGCTGACGCGGGATGCAGTGTGGAACATTTGGCGATACCATCCCGCCGCCGTCGGAAGAATGTGCGGATTCCGTGATTTAACGGACGAACTGCACGGACGCTGGATGCAGCACATCATCTTCGGAGCGGACGACTACACGCTCCAAGCGCACCGCCTATCCTATAAATCTTCCTGTCTTTCCGTTGCGCTTGCAATGTGGTGCGTTCTCAACCACGGAAAAAACGCAATTTTCATGCGAAAAACCGACAGCGACGTTGTGGAGAGCATTGCACAGGCTAAAAAGGTGTTTGCAAACGAGGCTTTTTGCTACATGGCGCAAATCCTCATGCAGCAGGACGTAACGCTGCTTAAATCTGGCGGCAACTGCATGACGGTGAGCGTGTACGATTCGCCGCGTGGTGCTGACCAGCTAATCGGCATCGGCTGCGGCTCGTCCATGACGGGCAAGCACGCGGATTTGATTGTGTGCGACGACGTTGTAAACCTTAACGACCGCATCAGCCGCGCAGAACGAGAGCGCACCAAGGGCGTTATACAGGAGCTGCGAAACATCGTCACCCGCGACGGGCGAATCGTTTTCATCGGCACACCGTGGCACATCGAGGACGCGTTCACGATGGTTGCACCGCCGGAAAAGCACGACTGCTATTCCACCGGGTTGATTGCGCCGGAGAAACTGGAAGAACTGCGGAAGTCCATGTCACCGTCGCTGTTTGCCGCGAACTACGAGTTGCGCCACATCGCCGCCGAAAACGCGCTGTTCGACACGCTGCCGACGTTCACGCCGGACGCTGAAAAGTTACGGGACGGAATCGCGCACGTTGATGCTGCCTATGGCGGCGAGGACTACACCGCGCTGACGTGTGCCAAGAGGGACGGAGATACGCTGTATTTGTACGGGCGCTTGTGGCGCAAACACGTTGATACGCTGATGGAGGTACTGCAATCGGAGACGGAGCGCCTAATGTGTGCTCCGATTTACTGCGAAACAAACGGCGACAAGGGATATTTGGCGCGGGAATTGCGCCGCCGAAACATGGCGGTACGCGCATACCCGGAAAAAATGAACAAGTACCTGAAAATCAGCACATACCTCAAAAAGTGGTGGGGGAATATCGTGTTTTTGGAAGGAACAGACAGGGACTATATCGCGCAGATTATGGACTACACCGAGGACGCGGAGCACGACGACGCGCCGGACAGCGCCGCGTGCTGCTGCCGGATTCTCGACAGGAGCGGCGCGAGTTTGTATGTTGGGGGGTGATACAGATGTTCACAAAAATCACATGGCAGGACTGGCAGAACGAGCCGGACAAGGGAAAGGCGACGCTGGCGGTTATTGGTGCATACAAGCACAGCGAGGACTTTGCCAAGGCTGGAATCGCGCAACGATACTATGAAGCGCAGAACGATACCGTTTCCGCGAAAGTCGTGCTGCGAGCCACTACATCAGAATCAGAGCAAAAAACCGCCGACGGGAAAACAGTCAAAAAGAAGGGGACGGCGACGGAAGCAGTCCCCGGACAGCGCATATACAGCGACTTTTTCCGCCGCTTCACCATGCAGCAGGCTAATTATCTGCTGGGTAACGGCGTGGAGCTGGAAAACGACGCGATGAAGGGCAAGCTGGGAATCGGGTTCGACACGACGCTTGCGAAAATCGGGCTGTATGCGCTTGTTCACGGCGTTTGTTGGGGATACTGGAATCTCGACCACGTTGAGATTCTGCGTGCGTACACGGACAAAAACAGCGGATTCGTGGCGCTGCTGGACGAGCTGACGGGCGAACCGATGGTTGGTGTGCAGTTCTGGCAGATTGGCGACGACAAGCCGCTGATGGCGCGTGTGTTCGAGCCGGACGGCGTGACGGTGTACAAGACGCGCGAAAATGCCTCTGATTTGGAGGTTGCGCAGGAGAAACGCGCTTATAAACGCACATACGCGAGGGACATCACAGGCGAGCGCCTTGTGTCCGAGGAAAATTATAGCGCACTGCCGATTGTGCCGCTGTACGCGAACGACAAGAAGCAAACGGAACTGACGCTTGCGATTCGCTCAAAAATCGACCTGTACGACATCGTTCTTTCCGACTTCGGAAACAATCTGGAAAAGGCGAACGATGTTTACTGGGTGCTTAACAACTTTGGAGGCAACTTCGACGAAGTAGCGCTGATGCTGGAACAGATTCACAGACTGAAAGCAATCGCGAACATTTCGGACGGCACGTCATCCAGCACAGTAACGCCGGAGACGTTTGAAGTTCCGTATGCAGCGCGTCAAACCGCACTGGAACTGCTGGAACGGCAGCTTTATCGCGATTATATGGCGCTGGATGTGTCGGAGTTGACGGGCGGCAGCCTGACGAATGTTGCAATCCGGGCGAGCATGGCAAACCTCGACCTCAAGGCGAACGCCTACGAATGGCAGTGCTTTGAGTTCGTGCAGAAGTTACTGCGGATTCTGGGCATCGAGACGGAGACAATCCGCTTCAAGCGGCAGACGATTGCCAACGAGAGCGAAATTATCCAGAACATCTACACCGCGCAGGGCGATTTAGACAAGGAGACGCGATTGAAGCTGAACCCGATGATTCTGCCGGAGGAAATCGACGACATCATCAAGCGCGGGGAGGAAGAATCGCTTTTGGGTATGCGTATGGCACAACAGGCGATGCAGAAGACAGGCGAGGAGGAAGAAGATGCTGTATCTGATGGTGATTCTTCAAGTGCTGGCGGCGAATAACGTCATCGTTCCGGACTGGCTTTTGTGCATCGGCTGGTGGCTGGTGGCGGTTCGACTTGTCTTGCGCATCCTGATTGCGTTTTTTGACGCTGAGGAGACGGGCAAGCCGTGACGGACGTGGAGCGCAACGATTTGCGCGAAGCCGCACTGCAAATGCGCATAAAGTCGATGTACCAAGAGGCGCTTGACATCGCCACGGAGCGCCTGAAAGACTTCTTGCGGAAAAAGCAGCAAGTGGACGAAGGCAAGATAAAGCCGCCCGCGTACTACGACACGCCGGAAAAGGTGGAGCAATGGAAAGCGGGTTTTGTCCGCGAACTCATCCGCCAATACCGCGTGGAAGAAGTCATCATGGAAGAAATCTGCAAGGCAGGGAAACGGGCAACCGACGACATCCGGAACACGATGGGCGACGTGTACGCCGATAGCTTAGGAGAGGCGCAAACCGTCATCGAGGCGCAGGCAGACCGCGCGGGTGTAAAGGTATCGTTCGCGCAGCCCAACAAACGCGAAATCAAGGCGATTTTCGCCGCGAACGAAACAGCGTTCACAAAGCTGGCGTACAAGAATCTTGGACAAAACACCGAGATTCGCCACAAGTTGCAAAACGCGCTGGCGCTTTCGTCCACGCTGGGCGAGGACAAGACAAAACTCACACACCGCATCCAAGATATCACAGGGCAAAGCGAGTGGCAAGCGCGGAGAGTGGCGCAGACGGAACGGACACGTTCGCAAAACCAAGCTTCCTATGCCGCGTCACAGGAAGCCGCAGACCAAGGCGTGCCAATATACAATCGGTGGCGGTGTCGTTTCCGCAATAGCCGCGAACCGCACATGGCGCGGCATGGGCAAGTTGCAAAGCAAGGCGAATGCTTTCCGAACAGTAACATGCGTTTTCCGGGCGACCAGAACGGCAGTGCTGCGGAAACCATCAATTGTCATTGCGGCATCCGCCCGATTGTGTTGCTTTCGACCGAGTACATGGGCGAAGACGGCAAAATCCACAAAAAGGAGTAGCGTATGCCGGGAATGAAAGACAATACTGCTCAAATTCAGCAGCAACTTGATAGGGCTATGAAAATCGCATTGCTGGCAATTCGAACTGACGCTGTTGGCATGGTGCGCGACACGATGGACTACGCATATCCCAAACCTATATACTACAATGGAGACTTGTGGCTCGATATTAGCGCGGAAATCAACAGCGAGGGGAACGGAATTGTCGTTGGAACAAATATGGAATATGCGCCATATGTGCATGATGGACACGCCGGACACGCCGTATTTTTCCCGAACATTGGAGACAAAGGCGAGTTTCGCGTTATGCCGGGAGGCTACACGCCGGGACGACCATTTTTAACCGACACATTTAAAAACAGCGAAAATGCACAACGTCTCGTTGACATCGTAGCCGACCAAATCAAACAGAATATGGACTAATCACAGCAACATCAGCGCATGGCAAAGCACCGCCGTGCGCTGTTTGCATATAAGCGGAAAGGCAAAGCACCGCCTACCCGCAAACAATCAAAGGCGCAAAGCACCGCGCCCCGAAGCAAAGGAGATTGAATCATGAACATCCTCACCCGAAAAAACCTGAAAGCCCTGAATGTGCCTGATGAAGCGATTGACGCGATTGTGGAAGCCCACAGCGACGCAATCAACGACATCAAGGCAGAGCGCGACAAGTACGCGGAACAGGCGCAGCAGATTGCAGCGCTGACAACGGAGCGCGACACGCTCAAGCAGCAGCTTGCCGAAGCGAAGAAGAGCGGCGGCGACGCGCAGAAGATTCAGGAGGCGTTCGACGCTTACAAGCAGCAGGTGGAAACGGAAAAGAAAACCGCGACGCTGACAACCGCCGCGAGAAAGCTGCTGACCAGCAAGGGGATGCAGGAGAAACTTGCAGACCTTGTGATGGCAAAGCGCGGACTGGATGGCATCGAACTCGACGACAAGGGCGCAATCAAGGATGGCGACAAGCTGATTGACGCGCTCAAGGGCGAGTACGGCGACCTTTTCTCCACGCAGCAGCAGCAGGGTACACCTACCACAACCCCGCCGAGCGGCGGCAATGCCACGCACGGCAGCGGACGCGCCGCAGCACTGGCGGCGAAGTACGCGCAAGATATGTATGGCGCAGTTGCGCCGGAAGGAGCAAATAAATGAGCTTTACCAGCAAGGCGACCGGGACTGTTTACCAGCCCGGTTATTTCCTCAAAAACGCGGAAGATGCAATCCGAGAAACCAAGCAGATTAAGCAGTCGGGCGCTACCACCGCCGAAAACGGCGCGAAGTACGTCAAGATGGGGACTGTTTACCCCGCGAACGACGGCACTGCCGTCGGCATCGTGTACGAGGACGTGGACGTTACCAGCGGCGACATGCCCGGCAGCGTCGTGACGCGCGGCACGGTTTACGAGAGCCGTCTGCCCGCCGCAATCAACAGCACCGCCAAGAGCGCGCTGACGGCAAAGGGCTTCTACTTCATCGCCGCCGAAGCCACGACGGTTCGCCCGTACTGACGAAAGGAGAATACTATGCAGATTCCGTCTTTTGAGAACAATATTTTCGGTCTGATTCCCAAGGAGGAGTGGCTGGACGTTGGCTTTAACGTCAGCCGCCCGAACGACCCGGTTGACGCGCTGTTTCCCGATGAATACAGCGAAAATCTCGTGGCTAAGTGGCAGGAGATTGCCAACCAGTACCAGCTTCCCGTGATGGCTGACTTCCACAGCTTCGACAGCCGGACGAACATCGCCACCCGCATCCCCGTCGATACGCACAGCATCGAAAAGGGACTGATTAAAGTAAAGATTAACCAGTCCGAGCGTATGCGTGCGCTGCTGCGTTCCGGCGTGCAGAATGACGCTATGTACGACTACGTTATCCGTGACGGCATCATGCTTGCCGACCAAGTTGTGACGCGCACTAAGGTTGCGAAGAACGAGGTTCTGGCGACTGGCAAAATGACCATCAAGGAAAACGACCTCGACCTGACAATCGACTATGGCGTGAAGCCGGAACAGACGGAATTCACGTTCGATTTCAGCGAGGACGCGGACATCCCTGCACAGATTCAGTTCGTTGTTGATACCGCGCTGGACGCTGGCACGACGCTGGACACCATCGTAACGAGCCGCAAGGTTATCAACAAGATTCGCGCGAACAGCGCAGTACAGAAGCGCATCAACGGCACTTTGAGCGAGGGCGCGTATGTGAGTAACGCCGCGCTGAATACGTTCTTCTCCACGGAGTACGGCATCAACCGCGTTATTACTAACGATTTGCAGTATGCCATTGACGGCGGCATCGGTGCGGACGGGCGACCGATTCGCACGACCAAGCGATATTTCCCGCAGGACAAGATGACATTCCTCGGCACGGGCAGCGCCATGACGCGCATCGGCGCTGGCTTGTGGGGACAGACCCCGGAAGAGACGGTAAATACCGCAAACACCGGGCTTAACGTCAATCAGTCCGGGCAGCACCGCTATGTGATGGTGTCGCAGTGGGTTGAGAATGACCCCGTTGTTCTGTGGACGCGGGCATCCGGCTTGTTCATGCCGGTTATCTTCAATCCGCAGAGCATCTGGATTGCAACCATCACGGACGCGGCGACGGGTCAGTTGACGGTTTCTTCCGCTGCCGGCACGGGCAAGGGAAACACGAAGCTGACGGTCAGCCCCGCGAAGGAATCCAGCTCTAACCTGTACAAGGTGAAGGCTGGCACGACCGCGCCGACTGCGACCTATGGGCAGAATGTGCGGACTTGGAGCAACTGGGACGGCACGTCTGACCTTGCGATTGCGACGGGGCAGAAGGTGACGGTTGCGGAATGCACCAGCGACTACCGCGTGATTCGCTCCGGCAGCGCGACGGTGACGGCGGCGACCTAATGGAGGTGGAAACATGGCTGTGACGCTGGAAATGGCAATGCGCGAGTGTAACAACTTTTTTGAGCGCTGCAAGTACACGGGAGAGATTCGCATCGCGGGCGGGAAAATCGTTCCCGATGTAGGTTCGCCCTATGTGTACATCAGCGGCAGCGCGCGGAACGACGGCGTTCACAGCCTTGTTTCTGGCGCAATGGAGGATGCGGACGGGGAGGAAACTTTCGACGGCACGTTGTGGTTTCTTTACCCGCCGCGCCCGTTTATCGAGATTGTAAAAGAATGCGCGGAGTACGAGAAGAAAAACCCGACGGGGGCTTATACGTCGGAATCGTTCGGGCATTACAGCTATTCGCGCGCAACTGGCAGCAATGGCGTTGTGACGTGGCAAGCGGCATTCGCGGATAAACTGCGACCGTATAGGCACATGTACACGGAGGTGGGCTGATGGCGTTGAGTGATTTTCTGGATGACGCTTGTATGATGGACAAGCGCACGGAATCCGACGGAATGGGCGGCATCGTTGTCACATGGGCAGATGGCGCGCCGTTTCGTGCCGGATTCATCCGCAACAGCAGCACGGAAGCCCGGATTGCATATCAGAGCGGCATCCGCGAACTGTTCACCATCGTGTTTTCCGATATGCTGGTACTTCTGCCCAACGACCGCGTGAAGCGGATTTCCGACGGCAAAGTCTTCCGAATCACGTCGGACGCGCGGGACATGACAACGCCGGAGCAGAGCGATATGCACTTCCGCGAGGCGGACGCGGAGGTGGTGACTGCGTGATTGACTTGCAGCGGAAACTATACAAGTTTTGGAACAGCTTCACCTACGAGGGCAAGCCAATTCCCGCGTATGTTGAGGACGCAGTGCCGGAGGAGGCGTCATTTCCCTATTTCGCGTTTCGGGTGCAAGAGGGAGACGCATTCGGAAAATCTGCAATGCTTTGCACGCTGTGCTGTCAGGCGGAAAGTGGAAGCAATGTCAACTTGCAGCGCGCCGCAATCCTTGACGAGGTTCGCCGCGCCATTCCGCCGGAGGGGACAGCGATTTATTGCGACGATGGCTTTATAACGCTATACCGCAATAACAGCAACTTTTTCCGCCTTGAAGTGGACACGACGCTCAAAAGCGTCTGCTATGGGCGGATTTACTACGAAATCGTGACTTATTACACCTAATAGGAGGCAACAAAATGACGACTGGTCTTCGGGCAAGCACATTTGAGAACTTGCAGCTCAATGCCGGAATGTTTCTTGCAAACTTTGACTATTCCACCGCCACGGACGCGGCGACGCTGGGCGCGCTGCTGAAAACGGAGCGCGAAAAGACAAGCGGCTCTGCGCTGATTGGCGCAACGCGCGGCGGCGGCACGTTCGTCTGCACGCCCAACACGCGCAGCATCGAAGCGGACGGCAAGCGCGAGGAATGGAAAGGCAGCAGCGTCAACGATGGTTGGACTATCAAGCTGACGACTACCCTGCTGGAAATCAATGCCGACAACCTTAAGCGGTCTTTCGGCACTGCCGACGTAACGGACACGGAGAAGAAGCACACTATTAAGATTCGCACCGATATTAAGGACGCAGACTATATTGAGAGTCTCGTCTGGGTGGGCGACACCTCGAAGGGCTATGTGCTGATTGCCATCAAAAACGCGCTGAACACGGCGGGCGCAACGCTGACGTGGACGGACAAGGGCGAGGGCACTATTCCTGTTGAGTTTACAGCGCATCAGGACGGGCTTGAAACCGACGGATATGCACCTTGCGAGGTCATCTTCTTCGACCCCGCCGCCTAACAATACGCGGCAGGGTTCGCGCCCTGCCGCACTTTCGTGAATTTTGAGGAGGAAAACGCATGAATACCGCAACCGCATTTGAGCAGATGGCGAACGCCATTCCCTACATCGACAAGCTGGTAAATAGCAAGGAAATGAAAGCCTTTGTGGAAGAAAAGAGCAAGGGCGACGTTGTCGGGCGCGACATTCTGATGAAGATGCTGCCGATTTTGTACGCCAAGCACCCCAAGGAAACGATGGGAATTCTCGGCGCGATGCACGGCAAGACGGCGGAAGAAGTCGCAGAAATGGACTTCACCGAAACCGCCGCCATGATGGACAAGGACACGCTCGATTCGCTGTTTGCTTTTTTTACCTTTGCGCTTCGTCTGGGGTGCATCATGTAATCCCTGTGCTGTACAAGTACCGCCCTCGAAACGTTCACGCGCTGGGGGTGCTTCTGGCGCACGAAACGCAGGAGGAAGCAAAACGTTGCTACATGGCTAATATGGCGTGGATGACGGTGCTTGCAATTTCGTCGTTCGGCGGCGCGAATTTGGAAATCCCGTCATACAGCGACGTTTTCGGCACAGAGAAGCACGAAACAAAGCAAAAAACAGCAGAGGAAATCTGCGACGACATTATAAACGGACTAATGGCGAGGGGAGGTGCAGAAGATGGCAGAAGCATTTGAGTTGTACGCAAGTTTTAAGATTGATACAAGCGGCTACACGCAAGAGCTGAATAAAATCCGGCAGGAAATGCAGCAGTTTCAGCAGGAACTAAACAGCTTCGCTGTACATCCAACGTTTGACGGTGGACGTTTTCAGATGGAATTGCAGCAAGCGCAGCAGCAGTCCACGCAAGCGACGGAGGAAATCAAGCGGTTGCAGCAGCAAATCCAGTCTTTGCAGCAAGCCGCAGACGGCGGTGGTTCTGGCGATTCGGGCGGCGGTGTGCTGAGCGGATTTTTGAGCCGCCTCGATGTGATTGGCGATATTGCAAGCGGGCAGTTCCTTGCCAACATGGCAGTAAACGGAATCAATAGCATTATCGACGGCGTCACGGGTTCAATCGACGAATCAATCGGACTTGCATCCGACCTTGTGGAGACGCAGAACGTTGTTGATGTGACGTTTGAGGATTCCGCGTCCACCATCAATAAGTGGGCGCAGGAGGCGCTGAACGCCTACGGCATCACGGAAACCAAGGCGAAACAGTATTCGTCCACGCTGGGCGCTATGCTGAAATCCATGGGCATAGCGGATGAACAAGTTCTCCAAATGTCAATGGATATGGCGGGGCTGGCGGCGGATATGGCGTCGTTCTACAACCTCGACCACGACACGGCATTTGAGAAAATCCGCTCCGGCATCTCCGGGGAAACAGAACCGTTGATTTTAGCGGCTTAATGGAGAAATCCATTCTGAAACTGCTGGTGAACGCAAGCAAAAGCGGTGTGCATAAAAATGCGCTAACGGTAAAACTCTAAACTTGTTGAAAAGTTTGTGGATTTGTGATATAATACCTTTGAGGTGAAAAATTTGAAAGGTGTTATCTATCGCTATAATTCCCCAAGCGGAAAAATCTATGTAGGGCAAACAATGATTCTCGAAAGAAAGCGAATCAACAAGCATAAATTCGAGGCGTATACAAAGAAATGCAATACGCCGTTTGGAAATGCGATTCGCAAGTATGGATGGGAAACAATCAGGGCAACATACGCAGTAATTGAACATGTCGAAGGGATAGACAAAAAGGACTTAAAAGCTAAACTGACGGAACGCGAAAACTATTGGATTCAAGAGCTTGATACATTCGTTCCCAACGGTTACAATGTGAAGCTGACAAACCAGCACACATTAGGCGAGTACCGGAACAAAGAAGCCATGTATACGAAAATCAGCAGCGCGCTGAAAGGAAAATACATGAATCAACCGGCTACAAGCAAGTCAATCGTCGATGTGACCACAGGGATAACGTACCCGTCAATTAGTGCAGCAAGCCGCAGTACAGGCATATTGGTACAATCAATATGTGGGGTACTCAAAGGAAGATACCTTCACGCAGGTGGACACCGTTTTTGCTACATAAAGGAAGATGGAACGCCTGACACATCAAACCTTCGTCAAAAAAACAGAAAGCAACTGCCTGTTTATTGCCCCGAATTGGATAAATCGTTTGTTTCAGCCTATGAAGCAGCTAAGTATATTGGGCATCCGGACGGAAAAAACAACATACGCACTGCCGCGCAGACTGGTAAACAACGATATGGACTTACATGGGTTTATAGCAAGCAAGACAATACCGTGCCAAGCCAACAATCATGACGCAGAAATGCGTCTTTTTTGTTGGAAGGTGTAACGACTAATTGTAGCGTCGAGATTAGCACGACGCGAAGTGCCAGCCGCCCCCCGAAAGGGCGAAGAGATAGTCTAATCCCCTACAAAATATCGGGAAACCGAGGGTATAAATGTAAAATCTTTGGGCATCAATATGTCCGTCGCAAACCTGAACGCCTTTGCCCTCGAAAAGGGCATGAATAAGGCGTTTGATAAGATGTCGCAGGCGGAACAAGCTACGCTGCGCTATCAGTATCTGCTGGAAGCCACGAAGGACGCTCAGGGCGACTTTGCGCGAACCGGGGACAGTTTCTCGAATGAGATGCGCAAGCTGCAAACGAACCTCGACCGCATCAAGACGGAGTTCGGCAAGGGTCTGCTTGGCGTTGTAACGCCCGCGATTTCACTGCTCAACAACGTGCTGTCTGTGCAATCTTACCAGTATACCGATGCAGCAAAAGACCTCATAGAGCGCAACGAATCTATCTATGAAGCACAGGCGACTTACGCGCAGTCGATGACCATCATGAACGCAATGCGCAACATGGAGGAAGAAAGCGGCGATGCCATCAAGTCCACAAACGAATGGAAAGACGCGCTTGAGGACTTGAAAAACGTCATGCCCGGACTTGCACGATATGTTGATTTGACTTCTGATGCAATTGTAGGGAATACGGAATCTATAAGTAAGTATGTTGATACGCTGAACGGAGTTTCCCTGTACGCAGCGCATGAAGAAGCGGTTTCCAACGCAAAGGAACAATTAAATCAAGATAAGCAATATCTTGCAGAGCTTGAGGCGCAAAAACGCTACATTCAAGAGCAGATTGCCGCAGCTGGCACGGAGACGGTGAAAGCGGCGAACAAATCAGCGCTCGATAGTGCATACGCCTACTTCAAGAGCACTGTTCCTTATTACGACTTAGCAGACACATACGACGAATTTGTAAAATATTCATTTGGGCATATGTCGCAACGAAACGACATCGAACGCGGCAGAATGGGCAACAGGCACTCTGCTTACGGACGGCTCGACGACACACAAGAAGCAGCGTGGCAAGCGCTTCTTGCAGCTGAAAACAATTACAACGACCCGACAGCATCGTTGATTGAAAAGCTAAAAGAGCTTGATTCTCAAATAGCAGAAACAAGCGTCTCGATTAACGAGGAAACCGCGGCATTTGAAAAACTGACTGCTGAACAAGAAGAATTTAACAAAGCCAACAAAGAAGCAAAATGGCAATACGACTTCAATAAGTCGGTAGATGCGCAAAAACAAGCGTTTGCAGACCTAAAAACCGCGCTTGGAGACCTTGAGACGTATCAAGCAGACACGCTCGCAAAAATGGAGAAGTCGTATAGAGGACTTGCTTCTGGACTTGGTTTTATGGTGACGCACACTGAAGCAGAGTTTGACAAGCTCGTCAGCGGGAAGTACAGCGAAAAGAACGTCATGGGCTGGTTTGAGAACAATGCTGAATCGCTAAAAGCCTATAACGATGCGCTGGAGCAGGCAAAAGAAGCGGGATATGACCCCGGAATCCTCGCTCAAATCGCAAAGTACTCGACGGAAAACGACGCATTGCTTGCAAGATACCTTTCTGTTGCGGACGACCCGGAAAAGGTAAAAAAAATCAACGCCGGTTATCAGGCAACTATCGCGGAAGAAAATCGAAGCGCACAAATCGCAACAGACTTTGAAATGGCTTCCGACGAAAAATACCAAAGTCTGGTCAAAATTGCTGAACAGTACGTCGAGCTGTACAATCAATCTTCAGAGATTACTTCGGCAATGGCGAAAAACAAGAACGCATTTTTGGGGGGCATCGACGACCTGAAGAAAGCGCTTGAAGAAGAACTTCCGGGCATCAACGAATTGCTTGAAAAGTATGGATTCGCCAAAATCAAAAACGACTTCGAGAACAAACCGTGGGTTCATGACTTTGGCGGTGCGCGTGAAGGATATGCAGACCTGTTCGACGACGTTGCAAAAGATAAAAACGCCTTTAACAAAGACGAAGCAAAAGCGCAACATGCGATAGAGGCACGAGCGCGAAGCGGCTATGCGGACATGATTGAGGATGGGCTAATGCCCGACGACATCAAAGCCCGCGCGCAGCGGTGGAATCGGCTCGTTGAGATGAAGACGCAGGAGATGAACGACATCGTTGATATTTTGGAACAGCGCATGGAGGAAAACCAGCGTCAGCGTGAAGCCGCAGAAGCGGAGCAGTGGAATAATCGAGCAACAAAAGACATGCCGCCACTGTATATGATGGACACGATTATTGCCAACGAAGCGCACCCTAAATTTGTGCCGAATACATACATCGGCGCACCTTCGAGCGAACAGCAAGAAAAAACAACGGGCGGCAATATTTTCTCCGCCATCGAAAGCGCCATTGACGCAGCAAAAGAAATCGAAAGTAGAACGATACAGGAAGGATTTGTAACGCAGTCTATTTTCAATACGCTTGGAGAAATGATGGAGAACTACAAGGAAAGCCTGAAAAACAACAGCGCACCAAACATCTTCAACAATGGCGACGGCGTTCTTTTTGTGCAAGTAACAAACCCGGACGAAATTGCGAACGCGGTTTCCGGGCTTCCGCCAACAACCATCAATAACACATTCAGCGTGGATGGTAAAACCGTCGCAACGGCGGTTGCGCCTATGGTCAACAAGACAATCGGCAGGGGCATCCGTGGAAATCTGATGGAGGTGGCGCGATAAATGGTAACACGATACCGCGCGTGGATGGGAGAAGAAGCGCTGGAAGACCTCGACCCGTCCATCATCATCATCGACATTTCGGAGGACGCGCCACAGGAAGCAGTGACAACCGAAGCACGCCCGGGCGGGGGGATGTACCTCACCGGGCAGCTTCGGCAGTCCATCACGGTAACAATCGCCGTGGAAATCCACGAAGCAAACACCATCCACAGGCAGCTTGTCCTCAGTAAAATCATGCGGTGGGGCAGCGGTGGACAGTACCTGCACACGTCATACCGCCCGGAACAGCGGTTGTACATCGACAGCATCGAGGCAGCGAGTGTTTCCGCGCTCAAATGGACGGATACGCTGGAAATCAAGCTGACGGCATACCAGCGTCCGTGGTGGGAGGAAGCAACTGTTTCCAAAATGGAAACAGTTGAAGCAAGCAAAAGTGGCATCCTGACGGTTTTCAACCGCGGAGAAATGCCTTGTCCGCTGGAAGCCGTTTTTGTAGCAATCGACACGCTGACAAACGTTGCAATCAGTTGCGGCAGCGAAAAAATCGCGCTGACGAATATCAGTGTGAAAACGGGCGAGGAAATCCGCATAGAGCACGACGATAACGGAATCCAGCAAATCACGGCAGCGGGGGCATCCGCGATGGGCAACCGAAACGGACAGTCTGCCGACGAAATCACACTAAAGCCCGGAATCAATAAGGTGTCGTTCAGCGGCGACGGGCTTTTGTCGCTGACGGTTACTGCAAGGGGGCGGAAATATTAACTACAAAGCATACGGCACACCGCAAGAGGTTACACTGACGTCGAAGTGGGTTTGCATCTTAGACCCGGTAAAGGGATGGAAGATTGACAAAGACAAGGGTTATCCAACCACAGGGCGTGCAAAAGTCACATTTCCTGTTGTCCTCCCTGCTGACGCAGTAATTACCTCCGCACGAGTACACGCAGATTTCCGCCGTGACATTTTCGGGGGGCAACAGAAGCAGGACGTCAACGATGTACACGTTGACGAGGCTGGTTTTGCAACCGTCACACTTCCAGATGGCGCAAGCACTACGTCATTTGTGGCGACGCTTTCTTTTCAGGCTTACGGGACAGTTCATGCCGACCTAAACGAGCATTACGTTTCTCCCACTGTCCGCGACATCTACATCTCCATCGACTATGTTTCAGGCATCATCCCCGACCCGGATGCAAGCAAGGCATACACCAACAATGTCCGTTTGCCGCGTTTGCTGGACAAAAATCTGCGAGAAATCAAGCGCTTGCGCCCCTCTTCACTGTCTTTGTCGCTGACAATCGACGACATTTCCACCGCAAGCATGACGCTTGTGGACGGCACATGGATGGACGCAACGCAGTTTGTGGAGCTATACCACATCGGCGGCAGCGTCGGCATCTTCCGCTTGCGCTCGGACACACAGACTTACAGAAATTATGCGACGCAGGAAGTCAACCTTGACCACGCCATTTCCACGCTGATGGACGGGCTTCTCCCGGAGCAGCTTAAAATAGGCAGTGCATCCGTCGATGCGGTTGACGTGCTGGCGCAGCTTCTCACCTACCAGCCGGAAACACGCTGGCAGATTGGAACGTGCGAGTTATCGCAACACCTAACATACGATTTCGACGCAGGAACGAACATTTGGACAGCAATCAACAACGTCAAGAACTTGTCTCCCGCTGAAATGATGTGGCAGTACGACTTTTCCACCCATCCGTGGACGCTCAACCTCGTTAATATGCCAAATACCGTCTCATGTGAAGCGCGTTTTAACGGCGCGCTAACCAGCGCAACGGTTAGCACCGACCGCGACGACCTTGTGACCCGGATGTACGCATACGGCAAAAACGGCATCACCGTTGGCACTGTAAACGATGGCAAGGACTACATCGACGCGGACACCATCGACGAGTGGGGCATCGTGTGCGGCAAGTACTCGGATAACAGCATCACGGACAAGGAGACATTGTTGGAAAACGCAAAGAAGGAACTGGCGAAAAAGAAAACCCCGCCGATTTCCATTGACGTTTCCCTTGTGGAACTTTCCGCCATAACAGGTTTGCCGTATGACCATTTCCGGCTGGGGAGCATCTGCCGGGTTGCAATGCCTAAATTCGGGCGCTGCTACGATGAGCGCATTCTCACGCTCAACGCGGACAATGTGCTGCTTGAGCCGCAGAAGGTACAAGTCACCATGTCCACGGAGGGCAAGAGCGTCAGCGGCATCATCGAGGCGCTGGGCGGCAAGAGTGGGCTTATTTCCGCCGGAACGGAATAAGGAGGAAGCATGAATGAGTTAAATTATACTTGCAACCTGTCTGCCGGGTTGCGGATGACACCGCTCAAGGCGGCGCTTGTGCAAGGCGAAGCAAACGCCCACACGCTGAAAATCGCGTTTGAGAAGGACGGCGCGCCGTACAGCATGGATTCGGGCGCAACGATTGTCGGCAGCTTTATCAGGCTGGACAGCGTTGCAAGCACGGACGAAAACCCGACGATTCTGCTGCAAGGCGCAGTTAGCGACGGCGTGGCATCCGTGACGCTTTCCTCTGCTTGTTACGCGGTTGTTGGGCGTTTCCGCCTGATGGTCACGGCGACGGTCGGTGAGGACACGACGGCTATCTTGTGGCTTGAGGGACGTGTTGCGGCGGGGGCAACCGGGACAGTGTACGACCCGGAGAACGCCATCCCCGACATTACAGACGTGCTGGCGAAGGTGGAAGACTGCAAAAATGCCGCAGCAAACGCGAATGCAGCGGCAGAAAGTGCAACATCCGCAGCACAGCAGTTTCTGGGGAAGTACATCACGGACGAGGAAAAATTGTTACTGCTGGAACTGCTGCAAATGGCTGCGTACCGCTCAAACACCGCCGCGCAAAATTATAGCAAGCTATACGCAGCGTGGAATGATGATGTATCAGCGCTTGAAGAGCAGCGCCCGCAAATCATCAGCGTTGAGGCGGACAAAACGACAATCACCGTCGGCGAGAGCGTGACGTTCACGGTGACGCAGAAGAACGCGGCATCAATCCGCTTCCTTGTGGACGGCGCAGTAAACGAACGAATCTATGACGTTCAGCAGGAAACGATAACGTTCACAAAGCAGTTTCAATCTACCGGGAGCGGAACGCGGTTTGTTGCATTTCAGGCGGTTGACGCGAGCAGCAACGTCGGGCTGGAATCGGATAGTATCATCATCACAATTAAGGAGGCGGCACAAAATGGCGTGGAATCTAATCCGCAGGAATAACGGCGAGACTATCCACACGGACTATGTTGAGTGGATGTTGGATAACGCCGCCGACATCTCCAATGGCACAGAGCCGGGGAAGTCTGGAAGCATCGGCAGTCTGGCGTACACCGCCGGATTCGGCGCAATGTGGCAGAAAGACGCGCAGGGCGCGTGGGTGAAGCTTGGAGGTGGCGCAAATGGTTGACGCAAACACGATTGGCGTGATTCAGGCGCTGTATGGCACTGGTGCAAATGGCGGGATTCCAACGCCGCTGGTGACGGACAAGACGCTGGCGCTGGAAAACCGCGCGGCTGACTCGAAAGCTGCTGGCGACGCTATCCGCGCGGTTACGAATACCGCCAACACGCTTTCCGCGCGCGCGAACGTTTTGTCTGGCAGCGTGTCCGGCGCGTCGATTACTGCGACGGATTCTTTCGCCGCGCCTTTTGTCGGACTGCGTGTCTGCGGCAAAAGCACGCAGGACGGTACGCCGACCCCGACTGCGCCCGTGCCGATTGTCAGCGCGGGCGACGGCGGAACGGTAACGGTCACGGTGTCGGACGGCGCGAACAAGTCGCAGACGCTGACACTGCAAACGCCGAATGCGCTTCCGGGCATCCCGGTCACATCCGGCGGAAACTACACGGACGAGAACGGGCAGCAGTGGGTCTGCGATGAGGTGGACTTGGCGCGCGGGGTGTATGTGCAGCGAATCACCAAAATCAAGGTGACATCGTCGCTCAACTGGCAGACGTCTGGACAAAAGGTTGATAGATACTTTGCTTGGTTCGCTGGCACTTCTGCGACAAATGTTCTTTGTACGCACTTTTCCACCACCGTAGGTTCGGAAGCTGTCGGCGGCGCTATCGCAAACCAAAACAACCTCATCGGCTTTGCCTATGCACAAAAAGGCACATCAACACTTGATGAGTTCAAAGCATTCCTCGACGCGAAAGAGGTGTATGTTTTGACATCGCTTGCAACTCCCGTCGAAACCGCCCTTTCCGCCGCTGAAATCGCCGCGTATAAGGCGCTGACCACCTACGCCCCGACGACTACCATCAGCGTTACTGATGGCGCTGGCGCGACGGCAACGTATCAGCGTGACGTAAACATTGTAATCAAAAATCTTGAGGATGCGATTGCATCCATGACGCAAAATTAAGGAGGTATCTTTATGGCAGTCAACAGTAAGGCACGGCATGATTTGACGCTGCGCGCGATTAAGCGCGAGATTTCCGCTGGGCGCGACGTGGCATTCTGGCTCGATAAGGCTTATGCCCACCTCGATAACGGTCTGTTTGGCGAGAACGACATCGCCGAAATTGAGACGTTGGCACAGGCGTACTATGATTCGCTGGACGCAGCGGAAAATGAGGGAGAAAACGCAATCTAAGTTGCAATTAAGTTGCAATTAAGTTGCAATTAAGTTGTAATCAAGTTGCAATCTCGACTTTTAGCACTGCACAAATGCCGAAAAATCGGCATTTTTAAGTTGCACGCAAGTTGCAAGTTAGTACCAAGTTAGTACCAAGTTAGTACCAAGTTAGTACCAAGTTTTAGGAGGTGTCATCATGCCCAAAATCGCAGTATCCGACATTCTGGGCGACTTCCAGCGGATGCTTGCCGAGCACTGGACGTATACGGAAGGCGCGGCGCAGAAAGGCAATGTGGACTGTTCCGGCGCGTTCGTGTACGCCTTCCGGCAACACGGGCTCTACATTTATCACGGCAGCAACCGCATTGCTCGAACAGAAGTTGTCGAACTGCTACCCATCAGTGCAGCAGAACCGGGCATGGCGGCGTTTAAGACGCGCGAACCGTCTGATAGCCGCTACGCCCTGCCGAGCGGGTACAAGTTCGGCGGAAAGTACTACAACGGCGATTTGCGCGACTTTTATCACATCGGGCTGGTCGGCGAAGACGGGAACGTCCTCAATGCACAGTCCAGCGCAACTGGTTTTGTGTCGTCGCCCATTAAAACGTGGTCGTGTGTTGCGAGATTAAAAAAAATTGATTACGGAGATGATGAGAAAATGCCGGAAAACACGGAAGTTCTGTATGCTGGCACGGTATTTGCCGACAGCGGCAGCACGGTGAACTTGCGGAAAAGCGCAAGCAAGTCAAGCGCGCCAATTGAGCGTGTGAAAATCGGTGCGACTGTAAATGTACTGGAAGACGCGGGGGAATGGCTCAAAGTCGAGACGGAGACGCATCAGGGGTATATGATGGCGCGTTTCGTTCGACGCGAGGACACGTGCAGCACAAGCGGAATTGAAGCCCGATTATCTTCGCTGGAAGCCCGTGTCGCCGCGTTGGAAGGCGGTGTAGGCTGACATGGAAAACCTCACCGCTGATAAACTGATTCTGGCGCTGGGCGTGATTATCGTCCTGCTGGGAGCATACAATACATTTTATACCGCGCGGAAAAATGCGCGGGATGAACGCAAGAGACAGGAGCAGCCAACAAACGCGCTGGCATCCAGCGTGTCAGACATCAATCGCAAGCTGGACACAGACAAGCGCCGCCTTGACGGGCATGATGAGCGTATCTGCGGCTTGCGTGACGGACTGATGGTAACGTGCGCCGGAGTACAGGCACTTTTGGAGCATGAGTTACACAACGGCAACGCCGACGAAATGACGGCGGCAAGCAGGGAAATTGATAATTGGTTGAGGGGCAATGCCCTAAAGGGAGGAAATGCAAAATGAGTGAGAATTTGAAGCGCAAGCTGACAAGCCGCAAGTTCTGGGCGGCAGTTGTATCCTTTGTGACCATGCTGATTATGGCGTTCGGCGTGGCGGATGAAACCGCAACACAGGTCGGCAGCATCATCATGGCGGGTGCTACGGTCATCGCCTACATCATCGGCGAGGGCATGACGGACGCGGCGGCGGTCGCAGAGGGCAAGGATAAACCTAAGGAGTAACACATGAGCCGCGAAGTCGTATGGACAAAAGCGGTTGTGGATGCTTTTGTGGATGAAGCCTGTTTGTCGGACGAAGAGGAGCTGATTATCAGGTCGCGGGCGAAAGGCTGGACACGCACAAAGCAGTCGATGCAGTACAATATGAGCATTCGCAAGATTGATTATATTATACATACGCTAAAAACCAAGTACGACGAAGCGCAGAAATACTCCGAGATTTTACCCAAACGGAATATAAAGAAAGCCGGGACGTAATGTCCCGGTCTTTTTTTTGTTGTACACTATTCTTGCGCCTGACGCTTGCACTCAACTTCAAGCTCTGGATATACTTCCGCGATTTTCGCGATGGTTTCAGTTTTTAGGCGATGGTACAGCTCTTCCTTGCCGACAAGCCCGAACAGGCCAACTAATTTGTCATCATATTCGCAGAGGTTGTGGCGGATGAAATTAACCATCCAGCGTTCAAGCGTCTCGGTATTCGGGAACAATATATCCACATTGCCGTGTTCCAAATACCATTCTTGCTTTGCGTTCAGCGTCGCCTCTTCCAGAACGGGCATATCCCAGCGCGTAACGTGGATGGAAGCAATGAGGTTATCGGCAATGGCTTCGGCGTTCTTTCGTTTCGTTTCGACGGCTTTTGCGGATGCCGCTTTCCGTGCGGCTGCTTTTTCCGCCATCGTCTGGAACTCCTGCGTCCCCATGATGGAACGCACATCATCCTCGCGCCAAAGCTTCATGGGCGCGGAGGACGCATAATGCGGATTCCGTTTTAGGACGGGCGGCGGCAGCAGCTTGTCTATCATGGACTTTGTGAAGCCCATGGACAGAACTGCCGATTGCGAAATAAGATGCTCCTTTTGCTTTTCCGGCATGGTGTTCTACTTGTATTAACTTTATTGCAGGATGCTATTTTTTGTTTATTTTTAATACCTCGTCTATTGCCGCACGACTTTCGTCAGAAACCTTCTTCCCATTTTCGTAATTTCGTATTGTTCTTTCGGATAAATGCACGATTTCCGATAGCCGTGCAACGGTAAAGCCCGCTGCAATTCGCGCCTTGCTTGCTTCTGTTTTCTCTTTTCGATACTTTCTCGGCTTTTCAAGCGAACCGTGTTGCTTCTTTGCTGGCAGATTAGAGGCTTTAAGTGCCTTTGCATCCGCGCAAGCATCGGAACAATATACTCTGTGCGCTTTATTTGGTGTAAATGTCTTTCCGCAAGTTGGGCATAAACGAACGCGTATTTCCGCCATCTTCTTTTGCGTCTCACCACGCGATTCTTTCCGCCTCTGATTTGTCTTCTCCGCGTTTTTTTTATAGTAATCCAGCGCACGCTTGCGCGTTTGTTCTGCCGCACAATCTGGACACATTACTTGCTTTCCACTGTTTATAATATACGGTTTCCCGCAAATCTCACAGTAGGCAGTTCCACCAATTACACGACTTTTTCCATTTTTCTTTCGTTCTTCATACTCTTTTTTCCTTTTTTTCTTCGCCGCCACGTTGCAAGTCGGACAACGCTTTGAGCGTGGATAACCCATGTATTTTGCGCCGCAATCCTCGCAGACCTTCTCCTTTATTGTTTCGTGTATATTAAAATGTCCTTTTCCTAATAAGGCATTTGCTTCTTTTGTTTCCTTCTTTTTCATCTCAATAGCGCATTGCGGGCAGCAGAAATACTCCTGCTGCCCGGACAATGGTTTCCCACAGTTTTCACAAAGCCTCACTCTTTAAGCCCCCACATCTCCAGCGTATCGTCGATATACTCGGTGTCGCTTTCGTTGCATTCCTTCCAAGGGGTTCTGGGGTCGCCGATAATCGCTTCGATTTTGGCAATGGTCTCTTCTGCCCATTTGCTACCATCCTCTTCAAGGTCATTCAGCGCGACAGGATTCCCTTCCGTCGTGAGAATCCACTCACCATAGACGGGTTCGACACCCACATACAGCGTGTAGGTGCGACCTTCTTCCGAGCCACAGAACTCGTAGATTTCGGTGTTCTCGTTAACAATAACCTTCTTCATAATGCTTACCTCTTTCTGTCCGGAGCTTTTATTTTGCAGCGCCCCCTTGACACTATGTATTATAGCACAAGATATATACCCTGTCAATACCTTTTTGAGGTTTTCCGCAAGTTTTTTTTGCAACTTTCCCTCTTATTCCTTCCGCACTCTTTCCGCCAGCCACTCCGAGATGGCAAGCCGAATAACAGCCGAATCGTTCAGGCTTAACTTTTTTGCTACGTCCTTAATCTGCGCATTCTGCTCTTTCGTCAGAATTACGCACTTTGCAACCTTGTTACCGTTTTCGCTAATCATCTTCTTGTTACTCCTCCTTTCTGGGGCTGCCGTAAATCGGCTTACACCAATTGCCCATGCTTCCGACCACCACCTGCGGCAAGTAACCGCCTGTGGTGCGGTCGTAGTGCATCAGCGTCAGCTCAATGCCGCGATACACGCAGCCACGGATAACCGCCGCCACGCAAGCGGTCAGTCCCGTGACGTAGACGACCAGCGGGTGATTGCCCGTTGTTACCTCGATGTCCGCGTACTCGTTGTCGTTGAATCGAGTACCATAATTGGACAAATGTGTCCCCACACGATTGTCAAGGAACGCGTCGACCGTCCGCGACATAGCGCGGAAGTCCGTGGGGTCTACCTCCATTTGGAAGATAAACTCGTCCACGGGCATGTCGTGCCGCCCAGCACACAGACCGACGACGACGGCATTGGAAGGAATTTGAAAAGTAAAGTCCATAATATTTCCTCTCGCTTTCTGCCCTCGTAACCTCCGGGGCGGGTGCATGGTTATTCTTCGTCCGGGGTCCTTTTTGTACACTATGTATTATAGCACAAGCATTCTGCCGGGCGTGCGCCCGGAGCATCAAAGCTCTGCAAGCCAGCGGGTTGCACCGAAGCCGAAGTCACGTTCCAGCTCTTCACGCAGGCAGTACTGCTCTGCGTCCTCATCTGCCTCCAACCACTCCGTGTCATCCAGCAGTTCCGCTGGAACATTGCGGTCGTCGGTTAGGTACTGCTCCAGCCACATTTCTTGCCCCAGAATAGCCTCCTTCATGCCACTGTCGGGCTCCAGCATTTCATCCCAACTATCGAAGAATAAGGGGTCGCCGTTCGTTTCGACACACACGCTTCCCGTCGCCGTGTCGAGGAGGATGTGTCCTCCTTCTTCCCAATTCCCATCGTAGTCCTCGTAGTGGTACGCAGTCACGCGCACCCGCTGCTTCAAAATCGTCTTTTCCATACGTTACCTCTTTCTGTCGGGGGCTTTATTTTTTTTGCACCGCCCCTTGACACTATTATTATATCACAAGATATATACTTTGTCAATACCTTTTTGAGGTTTTCCGCAAGTTTTTTTGCAACTTTCCAGCGTTTTGTCTGCATTTCCCAACCGCCAGAATCGCCTATACTATAATCAGTAGGAGGTGGTGCGGTGTATATCCACTACAACCCTAATCCGCACGGCTTGCGTGTCGGGGATTGCGCTGTCCGCGCAGCATCCAAGGCAGCAGGGGAAACGTGGGGAAGCGCCTATGCGGCACTCTGTGCGCTGGGTTATGACTGCGGAGACATGCCTAACGCCAATCACGTCTGGGGACGGTACTTGCATGAGCGCGGATTCTCGCGCCACGCACTGCCGGATACCTGTCCAATCTGCTATACTGTCGCGGATTTCTGCCGCGAACATCCGCGCGGGGTGTACGTCCTCGGCATCGGCGACCACGTTGTGTGTGCCGTAGACGGGGACTGGTACGACGCATGGGATAGCGGCGCTGAAATACCAGCGTATTATTGGGAGAGGAAGGATTGATGTATGGCGTTTGGTTATCCACAGTATTATCCACAGATTCCGTATTATAACGCGCAGCAGACGGCAATGCCCGACCAGCTTGCGCAGCTTCGAGCAGCACAGCAGCCGATGATGCAGCAGCCAGCACAGCCATCAAGCAACGGACTGATTTGGGTGCAGGGTGAAGCCGGGGCGAAGAGCTACCTTGTCGCCAACGGTTCAAGTGTTCTCTTGATGGATAGCGAGAAGCAGACGTTTTATATCAAGTCGGCGGACGCGGCAGGAATGCCGTCTATGCGGACGTTTGACTACACGGAGCGCAACGCATCCGTAAAGCCATCCAGCAGCGCGCAGGACGCGCCGGAGTACGTGACGCGGGACGAACTCAACACGCTGACGAAACGCCTTGAAGCGCTGGAAGGGCGCAAGAAGAAGGGGGTAACGCAGGATGAACCCACTGTTTAACGCACTCGGCGGCGGGCAGATGCCCGGAGCTATTGGCGACTTCCAGCGGATGATGCAGCAGTTTCAGCAGTTTCGCGCGACGTTTCAGGGCGACCCTGAGCAGGAGGTTCGCAAACTGATTGCATCTGGAAAAATCTCGCAAAACCAGCTTAATCAGCTTCAACAGGCGGCGCAGATGTTTCAATCGTTCCTCGGTTCTTAACTTTGGCTATATTTGTTGCGCAACAATTTAGCATATACTTCAAATTCCGAAAGGAGAAAAAACATGAGTATGACTTCGGAACTCTCCGCGTCTGACGTGGCTCTGCTTTCCGGCAGAAACAGCAACCAGAACGGCGACGGCTTCTTCGGTGGCAATGGCGCATACTGGATTATCATCCTTTTCCTCTTCGTCTTCTGCGGATGGGGCAATAACGGATGGGGTGGCTTTGGCAATCGCAACGGCGGACAAGGTTCTGTCATGGACGGTTACGTTCTCACCTCCGACTTCGCCAATATCGAACGAAAAATCGACAACGTGAACAGCGGCTTGTGTGATGGATTCTACGCACAGGCGCAGCTCACCAATGGCGTACAGATGCAGATGGCTAACGGCTTCGCTCAGGCGGAACTCTCCCGCGCCAATCAGCAAACCGCGCTCATGCAGCAGCTTAACGCGATGCAGGCACAGGCGGCGGATTGCTGCTGCAAGACGCAGACGGCAATCCAGGGCGTAAACTACAACCTTGCCACTCAGGCTTGCGACACTCGCAACACCATTCAGAGCGGCGTTCGCGACATTTTGGACAACGCCAACGCTAACGCCCGAGCGGTGATTGACGCACTGACGGCACAGCGCATCGAGGCAAAGGATGAGAAGATTGCGGCGCAGAATCAGCAGATTTTCGGCTTGCAGCTTGCCGCGTCTCAGGCAGCACAGAACCAGTATCTGGTGAATACGATTCGTCCTTGCCCTGTTCCGGCGTACACGGTAGCCAATCCGTTCTGCTGCAATCAGGCGCAGTATTGCGCCGGGTAAGATCCAGACAGCTTCCTGCCTGTGCAGGATGAGCCGATAACGGCAACTGAAAAAGCGGCGGGGCGTTGATTGATTCGCGCCCTGCCGCTGAAAGGAGAAAAAACATGGCTGAATATACTGCGGCGGCGGCTCAAACCGTCGCCAATGGCAACAACGTCCTTTTTACTGCAACGCCAGTCTGCGCCACGCGCTGCATCGTCCATCGTGAAGGCTCTGGCATCGTAACGCTGCGGGGAATTACCAACGGGCAGTGCCGCGCACGTTTCCGCGTCAATTTCGGCGGCAATATCGCCATTCCGACGGGCGGCACTGCCGGAGCTATCTCTGTTGCGCTTGCAATCGCGGGTGAGGTGCTTCCGGCTTCTACCGCCATCGTCACCCCTGCGGCAGCGGCGCAGTACCAGAACGTCAGCGTCGACACCTTTGTTGACGTTCCGGCGGGGTGCTGCACGACCATCAGCGTCAAGAATACCGCTGGCGTGGATATCGACGTGCAGAATGCCAACCTGATTGTCACGCGCGTTGCGTGAGGAAAGGAGAAACGCAATGAAGTATCTTCACGAACTTAAGGAAAAACTCTGCGAAGAACTGCAAGAAATTGCGGAAAAGCAGGATATGTCCGCTGGAGACCTCGAAGCCGTTCACAAGCTGACGGACACCATCAAAAACATCGACAAGATTGAGATGCTGGAAGCGGACGGGTACAGCAATAACGGCGGCGACTGGGAAGCGCGTGGCAGCTATGACGGTATGTACCGCGATGAGCGATACAGCCGCCGTGGACGCGATATGCGCGGACGGTACAGCCGCCACGACGGAACGGACAAGCGCCTGATGGACGAATTAGAAGAGCTGATGCGTACCATCGAGCCGGGGAAGCGTGACGTGATTCGGCGAGCGCTTGAAGAACTGAAAGAAGCATAAAGGAAAGGGGCTGGCTGCGTGGTTACGCTGACGTGGATTGATGGGCAGATTGAGAAGGCAATCGAAGAGGGCAACAATCCGCAGAACATCCGCGATTTGGCGGCGCTGATTACAGTGCGTGAGTACCTCGCCACGCGGTCAGCCCCGAAAGCCGATGCACAGAGTGTGCAGGAATCTGCCGATGACAAGAAGCGCCGGGATGCGGTTGTCCTCATGACGCACAGCGCCGACTTGGATACAGTTCCGACCATCCAGCAGGTGGAGACAGCGCTGCATTCCATCAGCGTCAACACGCCGGAGGAACGGAAGCGTGTGCAGGATGCAAAGAAGTGGGCGCAGATTATCTCGCAGAAAAACGCTTGACAAGCCGATTAGAAACGCTTATAATAAGTATGTACTGGTATCTTCCTTTATCCATTTTCCCTCATGCGTTGACAGAGCATGAGGGGCTTTTTTTGACCCCCGTTTTGACTACTTCGCGCGACGGAAAGAGAGTCAAAATTGCGAATCTGGGGATTGTATATTCCGGCTGATTGCGCTATAATCAAGCATTATCAAGGGATTGCTGGGAATCCTGAAACCTCGCCTAAAAAAAGCATATTCATGACCAG